TACGATACCTATGGTGGCAGTTACAATACCAGAAGAAATTAGTACTGTTCCTAATGTACTAATTCCAGATACATAAAGTCCCGTAATGGAACCAATACCGCCTATGACCGATGTAGAAACTCCGGCATTGGTTGCAAAGGTTGATATACCGGCATTAGTAGCAAAGGTTGCTATACCAGCTCTATCAGCATAAGTTGCTATACCAGCATTAGTAGCAAAGGTTGCTATACCAGCTCTATCAGCATAAGTTGCTATACCGGCATTGGTTGCAAAGGTAGCACTCGAAGCGTTACCAACAAAACTTGATGCCGTAATAATTCCAGTAGTATTAACGCTTACATCAGGTCCTATACCAGCATCAATAATATAAATCTTACCACCCATAGATCCGTGAGCAGTGCATTGATAATACAGAATACCCGGTGCATCAAATTGAACATTCCAAGTTAGTGTTCCGTTAGAGATATTATTGCTTGGAATACCATCATCGTATTGAGTTCCAACAGAACCATTTGGAGTGCTTTGAATCCTAAATGGATGAGCACCCATTGTATTCGTAAACTTATATTGTTGTCCCCTTACCAAATATAATACTGGATCAGATTCTGCACCAGTAAATCCAGGTCCAGTGAAGGTGTAATCTGAACTTCCAACAGCACCTAAAATCCATTCTGATGTAAAGGTTGATATACCGGCAATAGTTGCAAAGGTTGATATACCGGCAATAGTTGCAAAGGTTGATATACCAGCATTGGTTGCAAAGGTTGATATACCAGCATTGGTTGCAAAGGTTGATATACCAGCATTGGTTGCAAAGGTTGCTATACCGGCATTAGTAGCAAAGGTTGATATACCAGCATTGGTTGCAAAGGTTGCTATACCGGCATTAGTAGCAAAGGTTGCTATACCAGCATTGGTTGCAAAGGTTGCTATACCAGCTCTATCAGCAAAGGTTGATATACCAGCATTGGTTGCAAAGGTTGCTATACCGGCAATAGTAGCAAAGGTTGATATACCAGCATTGGTTGCAAAGGTTGATATACCGGCACTAGTTGCAAAGGTTGCTATACCAGCTCTATCAGCATAGGTTGCTATACCAGCTCTATCAGCATAAGTTGCTATACCGGCACTAGTAGCAAAGGTTGCTATACCGGCATTGGTTGCAAAGGTTGCTATACCAGATCTATCGACATAAGTTAATATACCAACATCAGAAGCATTAGACCATATAATACCGCTACCAGTTGTTTGAAGTACCTGACCCGAATTTCCTGCTACATTAGTACTATCATAAAGGGCACCAGTAAGTCTTGCACTACCCTGAATGTGTAGAGATTGTGTTGGATTTGTAGTTCCTATTCCAACATAACTGGAAATATAAGCACCACCAGTAACTTCCAATACTGTTAAATTTTCAGTATAAGAAGTAATACCAATCTTAAGATTTCTTTGGCGGTCGCTAATATATTTTGCCATTTTAGTTGAGTGTCTCTAGAATGCTTCCAATAAATTTAATATTAGAACTGTTACTTGCAGATAAAACAAGAACATCACCAGATTCTAAAGTCAGTTTTCCTTGAATTAAAGAAACAGAATCATTTCCTTGAACAGGAAATTGTTTTACGATTTCAGTGGTAACTGCAATACCGACAGTCGTTCTTCGATGAGAAAATGAAATTGTATGAGTATTAGAATCAACATTTGCAATTTGTGCCAAAAGCACAACACCAGTATATCCAACAGGTGCCGTATAAATACCGACTGGATTTGTTGTTGCTACTTTTGTAACTGTCTTGAATACATTTAATGGTAATGCCATTTTTAATTATCCTCCTAGTGCTAGAATGAATGGTGTTACGGTTGAAAATAAACTCTTAGAATAGAATGATCCAGAAATAGTTCCCGATTGTTGATTCACCACAACACCTTCACCAATCCTAAAGTTACCAGACTGATCAGTGCTGGTATAAACAACCAATCCACCATTTCTAATATCAACTTCATTATCTTGAATTGCAACTCCACCGGTTGCCGGTAGTGCTTTTGCAATTTCATTTCCAGAACCAATATACTCAAATGAATGACCAGATGCAAGAACTCTACTTTGCTTATAAAATGGAACTTCTGTTCCGGGGCTTACTACATAAGGAATGTTTTCACTGATAGTAACTGTGCAGATTCCGGCAGAGATTGGAGACGAACTAAGAATTGGATAATAAGATTGTAATAAAATTGTCGTTGCCGTTGCTGTATTTATCCCAACATCAGGCGAACTAATTGTAACCTTAGGAACTGACGTATATCCCCTACCACTTGAGATAAGATCAAAACTGGTTACTGAACCATTAGAAATATTTGATACTGCTTGTGCCGTGACTCCCCAACTTGTATCAGGGTCTGCAATCGTAACTGTTGGTTGAGAGGTATATCCGGTTCCTCCAGATCCAACTATAATCTTAGAGACTGTATAATATAAATCACCAAAATAAATTATCTGGCCATCAAAAGGACGAATGACACTAATCTTTGCGGTTCCGCCAGAATTATAATAATGTGCTTGAGTAGCAATACCAATATTGCAAGTAAATACGGTGCTTGCCATCGAAACTGCCGTTAGATTCAATTTACTTGTGGCAACTCCAACAGAACTAGAAGTAACTGCACCAATAAGATTATCAATAAATGTCTGAACATTTGCACAAGATGCAGGATCAGTATTTGTAGGATCTCCGACAATAGTTAGGTCCTGAGCATTCAACTGGTTCGTAATTGCTTTTTTGGAATAATCTCTAACTCCATTAAATGCTGAAATGGATTCTGCAACTTCCCCTACAAGTCCATTTATTAAAGGATCACCATTTATATTAAAGTATCCTTTAATAAAATTACGAGTATTTTTATTCGTATAGTCTCTTACATCTAGAGAAACTGCATCGACCAAGTATCCAATATCTCTATAGCACTTGTTTCCACCTGTTGTAAATGTTCCGTAATTATCAGAACTAGAAATACTTATCAAACTTCCGGCACCAATAACTGTCGTAACAATACCGACTAGATTATCAATATTAGATTGAACATCAGAACATGCCAAAGGATCAGTATTTGCATAAGTAGTACCTCCACCATTATAAGTAGAAGTTCCTGTCGAAATTGTTAAATCAGAATAAGCAGCACCTACAAGAGAATTTGTAATTGCCTGTTTCATTAAATTTCTTGACTGATTAAAAGCATAAATGGATTCATTTACTTCACCAACCAATCCATTACTAATAGGATTTCCATTTGCATTAAAATATTGTCTTACAAATTCCCTAACATAATGATTGCCGCCAGTGAAAACATCTGTGGAAACTGCATCAACAAAATATCCAATATCCCTTTTGCACTTATCCATTGTGGTTGAAATGCCCGGATAAACATTATAAGTATTCGTCCAGGCAGTTCCAACAATTACACTCCTATTATTTTGAATCAGGCGATAAGAATCATAATACCTAGATCTAGAATTTGTTTGCGAATCACCAGGAAAATAAAAATCGGGATGATTGATTGCAATTGCTGCCAGAGACTTATCCTGAATCTCCTGCTTGTTTGCCTGTATCAAATTATAAGCATCATAATATCTTCCAGGTGCAACAGTCTTTGTATCAAATACATATCCATTTTGACCACTTGGATAGTATCTAATTCCTGGTTCATAAGGACAAGTAAATCCAAGTCCGGCAAGAGTGATTCCCATTCCAACTGAGAATTGATGAGGGGTACTTGTGTATGCGGTTAAAAGACCAGTTGTATTATCATAAAGTGCATTTGTAATATTGAGAGTCGGAACACTTAAATCTACCGTAAAAGTATCATCATTTATTGATGATGGAGAACCTGTAATGATTCCGGTATATTTAAGAGGACCTACACCATCGGCAACTAATCCGTAAGTGCCGAATGATGAGTTAGAGTTTGTAAGATCACAAGCAGCACCTGTTCCACAGAACACTGCAATATCACTACAAATTGTAAAGAGAGAAACTAACTGTGCATATCCCTCATTCGTAATTGAGATTCCAATACCACCTTGATTGTATTGAGTATAAGAGTCAAGAACCATACTCTTAGTTGGTCCAATTGCCTTAGAACCATCAATTCTCATTCCAATACTTCCGGGAATAAAATTGGTTCCGTTCTGAACATAAGGTGATTGGTCGAAATATCCTATTTGATCTGGATTAAAAGAAAATATTGCCCCACCAGGATCCATCGTTCCTGTATAAGACATCTCTGCAACATAAACCCCATTTTCTACATAGAACAAATCTTTATCTGGGTTTTGTGGTGATACCGATACTTCTCTTAAACTATCACCGACAACTGAGACTTGTTCTGGAATGGTTAGGGGATTATTTTCTATATAAGTTCCGGCACTAACTTTAATAACTGATCCTGTTGTTGCCTGTGTGAGTGCTGCTCCGATTGTTTTTTTGGCATCTCCAAGTTTGAGTCCTGTGTTTGTGTCGTTTCCGTCTTTTGTGACATAAATGATATTTGTAACTGTTGTTCCGGCACCAATGCGGATAATATCCGTACCTATTCCAGGACGCTCTCTCTTGGCAGTCAGTTCGCCATCATAAGTATTGTATGCTAATTCAGCACTTAAGAGTTGACCTGCTGTTGGCCTTTTGCCAGGCACAGCAGATCTTTTAATCCTTATGGGAGTTGACATTTATCGCAATCGGTATTTATCAAAATTAGACAGTATATACTGTCTTGGAGTTATTTATAAAACCTTATGAGGCATTATTTTTTCTTGGACGATAAGAATAAAGATTAGTTGGCAATGGAGGTTTCATCCAATTTTCTATTTTATCAAATCGTTCTTCACTATAAAAATCTTGCTGTACATACCATAGTTTCCAGTGCTCGTGCCCCTTAGATTGATTACAAGAATGACAAGAGCACACTACATTCGTAGTAGTATCTAATCCACCTTTTGATTGAGGAACTATGTGATCTATTGTAAGATTATCTTCGGACTCACAATAGGCACACTTATGATTCCAACTCTCTTTGATATCTTTTCTCCATATTCGTTTAGCATCCCCAGAACTTGCTGTACAAAGATTAAACAGATACTCTTTAGGCGAATGGAGAGGTCCCATAAGTTACTGCGACTTATGATTATTTAGAGTTATTAAGATGGTTTCTTTTAAACAAATCCAAATATAACTAAACTGTTCTGATAATGTTGTCTTATGATTCATTCTTCCTTATTTCTCCCATAATTGAATCCCCAATAAATGATATACAAATCAAAGAAAACATTAAACCAATTGATATTTTGCATCATACCACTACAGGTTTTTGTTGACCTTCTGGAAGTTTGATTTGAGGCAGTTGATTGATTTTATCAACCATCCACTCATATTGATGGTCCTGATAAGGTTTGGTATTGATAGCAATTTCATTCGTAGGAAGTGCTTTGGGTATTTCAATATCAATCACCTGACCCATCAGAAACTTATTACTTGTGATTTGGCGATTATGTGCATCAAGGTCAAACATCAACATTGCATCTGACCACTCGGCACAATCTACAATCTTTCTTCCAGTTCTTCTATCAATTACAGAAAAATAATCTTCGGTATTATACTTTTTCATTTTTTGAAGTCTTTTGATTATTATAGGTCATTTATGAGTTTTTGTAAAGGAAATAATCAATACTTTTCCAAACAATATACACCATTTTTCTCCACAATCGCAGAGGTGCTATCACACCAATCTCCACAACACATATACATCACCTTACCAAAGTTACGAATATTTCCAGAATGTATGTGCCCACAGATTACACCAGAATATTTCTTATCTCTTTGGGCACAATAAGAAGCAATATCGGTCTCATATTGATTGATATAATTCTTTCCACGCACACTATTCTTCAGAGCATAAACCAAAGAAAACCGAAAGAATCTTTCCAGAAATAAACTTAATGGTGTAATCAATTCATAACCTTTATTGAACATCAGTTGCTTCCAAGACCCAGAAGAATACTCCGAATACTTATCTCCGTGAATACAAAGAAACTTATTTCCCTTTGAGTCCTTATGAACATACGCATCAACCATCTTAAAGTTCTTGTGCTCAAAGTCACAATACCTTCGTAGCATACCTTCGTGATTACCAAGAATATAAACAATCTCGGTTCCTTTCTTTGCGAGATTGAGTATTTGATGAACGCATTCAGTATGTTCTTTGGTCCAACGAGTATTATATCTTTCCATACAATGAATATCAATAACATCACCAACTAAAACTAATTTCTTAGTCTTAAGTTCTTTTAGAAATTTTAGAAACTTTTCAGTATTACATCTTGGAGTTCCTAGGTGAATATCACTGATAAAAGTTGCGTCGTACATAAAGAGTTATGGTTTTATCTTATGTATCATAGCAGAGATATTATGAAAAGGAACATACCGAATGCTATGAAGGATGTGAGGATTGTGAGCATTTATCTTGTGTATTATACAGAGACTACTGTGAGAATGATTGATGGAATAGCAGGAACAACTCCACTTGCGGTCCTTGCTTTGATTTGAATATGATCGTCAGTAGAACTCCACATAAGTTCATAATAATCATTTGCAGAAGCAGATACTACAAAGTTCCAAGCAGCAACAACTTCGGAATTGGTTCCTTGAACTGCTAATTCTGTTGCACTATTTGGAACATCTACTCCATTTTTTTTCAACCAAATATAAACATGTGCTAGAGAACCTTGTGATTTATCAATTTGTAAAGAAAATTGAATATTATATATTCCAGAGTTTGCAACGACAATATGAGAACTATTTGCGATAGATACTTGATTTGATATATCAGTTGTATTGATTGTAACTGGTTGATATGTATTAACTCCTACTGCATTTTGTGTTGTGGTATCATAAAAACTTCCATAATATCCCGTAACAATACCAACAATATTTCCTGAATTGATATTAACAAATTCTGCTGTATTTGATGAAGAATCCCATTGTAAAAATTTTGAATTATAATTACTTGAATTGGTTGCAACACCAACAACATCATCCAAGTATCTTATTTGAGTTTCACCACCTCCACCTAATGTAGAGAGTTGTTGCTGAATACGAGAAAGGAAAGTGCTGTAATGTTTCTGAAGATCATCAAAAGTGGCAAACTTTTGATCTAATGGTGTAATTGGATCATTCTTATGTTTAGTATCTGATGGTTCAGATAATAAACCTAATGATTTTTCTATTAAAGTATCTTTTTTTACTTCTACTACTTCAACAATTTGAGGTTCTTGTATTTTCTTTTGAATAATTTTTTTCTTTTTGGGTTTCAGTTGCTCAATAAAAAGTGTCTCAAAAGAATCACCAACTAAAGATTCTATCTCTAGTTTTTTCTTTTTATTTTCTTCTGCAACTATTTTAAATAATTCTGAAAGTTCTTCCATCAAAAATTATATTTCTTAGATATTTATATTCTATTATATCAGAGACATTAGAAAGAGGAGCACTCCGAATGCTATGAAGGCTGTGAGGATTGTTAGCATCTTATTGGTGCTTTTGTAGGTATTTAACTGCACTACTTAATGTATTTAAGTTGTCTCCAACCAATCCTAACATTCTGTTGCAGTTACTACAAAGTAATCCCCGGACTTTACCTGTCTTATGGTCGTGGTCTACATAAAGGTTGTTACTATCTTTTCTACCATTAGTATTTGGATTAAAGCAAATAGCACATACTTCATTCTGTTCTTGTAAGATGTTTTTGTATTGCTCCAATCCAAAATCTTCACCATAAGTATATTTTAACATATAATTCTTCTTATCATCATAAGAAGGTTTTTTATCCTTATAATCTTTACTATAACATTCCTTACATCTCTTATGACCTTTGTAGTATTCGGAAATTAGTTTTTCTACACCACATTTATTACAAGTAATGTGAGTTTTATTAGACCAGTTTTCGGCATAGGTTTTTTCTTCACATCTAATGCACCTTCTACGACCTTCTCTAAAATCAGAAGTGGGAAGTTCTTTGGTGCAGGTTCTACAAATCTTCGTGGTTCTCATTATGGTGTTTAATCTTTTAACTATTTATAAAATCTTAAAGTCCATTATAGCATAAAAAAAGAGACCCGTAAAGGATCTCTCAATTATATCAACCAATAGAAGGAGCAGTTAGAGCAACCGAAGTTGTTTCTGCAGCCGCCAAATCTAAAGGAAAGTTGTGCAATTGTGTTATCGTAGTGGTTCTTTATCCTCTACTTCTTACTATCGCTAGTAAGTTCAGACTATCTCTTCATCCTTATGTTTATTAAGGAGTCGGGCATTCGTGGGTGGATTATTGTTGGGACTCACCACCTAGTCGTTAGACCTTTCAGAAAACTTTAACCCTTTCTGACTTGGTACGGGATTGTCTCATAGAGAGTTTCCCCGTTTAACCCGATTTTACTAATGCCTATTACTAGGCAAGAACACCAACAAATCTAGCGTTCCGTTCATGCATGACCTCAAGGCCGAGACCAGCACGATTTAAAATGTCCGCCCAAGTAGGAATTACTCGGTTTTGACTATCAACGATGGACTGGTTAAAATTAAAACCATTACTCTGTTTCCTTAAATTTACCATCTTTAAGGAGAGGACTATATCTTCATCCCAGTAGGATGTCGGACGCTTATTCCTGTTATTAAGGGAACTATATCCCTCAGGTAGTCTCTGAACCTTTCTTGAGTGTACTCAAGACTTGGATGCTGATTGCCCTTATATTTGGAGGGTTTCCAGCAATTCATCCGATGTTTGCCGTTAAATTGCTTTAACGGAACCCCAATTGAGGTTAAAAGCCATCGTGGAAACACCAAGAGCGGTGAACCAGATGCCTACAACCGGCCATGCAGCAAGAAAGAAATGAAGCGACCTAGAGTTATTAAACGAAGCATATTGAAAAATAAGGCGTCCAAAATAACCATGAGCGGCAACGATGTTGTATGTCTCTTCTTCTTGTCCGAACTTATAACCATAATTCTGCGATTCAGTTTCAGTGGTTTCACGAACCAGTGAAGAGGTTACGAGGGAACCCCTATTGTACCTTATTTTCATAAGGAGTGGACTATATCATCAACCTATTTTTATTAGGTTGTCGGGCACTTAAACCTGTTATTAAGGGAACTATATCCCTCAGGTAGTCTCTGAACCTTTCCTAGATGTATCTAGGACTTGGATGCTGATTGCCGTATTACTAAACTTTTTTACAAGACCAACCATAAGCATTTTCTCTTTGTCCTTTTAGTAGAGGTGTTACCCTCTTGAAGTTTTGATTGGGAACTATTTTTTGTAGTTCTTCTAAAACTTCTCCACCAGTTTCACAGTTTATTATACAAACTGTTTCAACTTTAGTATAAGAGAAAATATACTTATCAGTAGAAGTAATAGCAACATTTTTGTTCCTATTTTTACCTCCCACTTTACCACCAATACTTCTCATTTTCATAGCATACTCAGACTTTACAGAACGAGCAGACATTTCTTTTTGATAATCAGAACTCCAAAAGTTTTTCTTGGATAATCTTAGTGCTTCGTGTGTTTTATAGGCACCTTCAACTCTAAGAAGTCTCCAACCTTCACTATCAAAACCACACATCAAGTTATATGCTGCTAAGTCATAAACTTGACCGTATACATCGTACCTTATTTTATGTGCGAGTATGTGGTCGTCAAAAGATAATGAAATAAGGTTTTCTGGATTATCAAGACCACCATCGTGTTTTGGGACAATATGGTGTTCTTCAAGATAAGTATTGGGAGGATATGTTTTTGATTTACATTCCTCAATAAAAGATAAGTACTGATTAGTCATACAGTTTATGTTACCAGAGTTATTTATATAAGTCAAGTAACATTTTAGTAACTTAGGGTTCCAGCAGTTCACCCGATTTTCACTTGCTGATTACTCAACAAGGGCACAGTTCCCTATGCATTGCGGAGAAAAGACTTCCTCCAAAAACACCAGCAACACCTAACATATGAAAGGGATGCATAAGGATGTTATGTTCTGCCTGGAAGACAAGCATATAGTTAAAAGTACCAGAAATGCCCAAAGGCATAGCATCAGAGAAAGAACCTTGACCGAAAGGATACACAAGGAATACGGCACTCGCAGCAGCAACAGGTGCTGAGTAAGCAACACAAATCCAAGGACGCATACCTAGACGGTAAGAAAGTTCCCATTCACGACCCATATAAGCATAGATGCCAATGAGGAAGTGAAATACAACAAGTTGGAAAGGTCCACCGTTATAAAGCCACTCATCAAGTGAGGCAGCTTCCCAGATAGGATAGAAGTGAAGACCAATCGCATTAGAAGAAGGAACAACGGCACCGGAGATGATGTTGTTTCCATACATTAGAGAACCGGCAACTGGTTCACGAATGCCGTCAATGTCCACTGGGGGAGCACCAACGAAAGCGATAATGAAGCAAACCGTAGCAGCAAGAAGGCAAGGAATCATAAGGACTCCGAACCAACCAACATATAGACGGTTGTTAGTGGAAGTAATCCACTCACAGAAATCGTTCCAAGTATTTGTGGAACGTTGTTGAGCAATTGTAGCAGTCATTTAATTAAAAGGGTAAATATGAGTTCGGGGGACGAACTGGGTACAGTATACTCCACGACACCCTCTATCGTGGATATGAGGGATGCTTTACTTCTCGTGATCCCGGTTGGAGAAGACACGGTTCTTAACCCCGTGTATGTATATATAATAACACTGTCAGCAAATCCTGTCAATAGGTCCAATTACCTAACTGGCACAGTATAAATAAGAACCCTTTGTCAGCAGGAATATTCGTTAATTTTATCCAGAACCATATTCAAGTATTGGTCCGCAAGTGCTTTGGGGTCTGAGGTATAAGTAATCTGTTCGTTCTGAAGTTTCTGCTTCAACTTTAGGACCTGATACTTCATTTCTTCTTTAGTCAATTGTCCTCTGGGCATACAAAAAATCCTTCTCTCCGTATTTAGAAAGAAGGATTGATATTGCTATTTTTTATTTGAGAGTTTCAATACATTTAGTAGTATTGCCGATATAAGTATTCCACAGAATATTGCGATAATATCAGAAGTCACCATACTCCCGGAAGAATTTGCCCGGTGGTAAGATAAGTACCTACAGCAATTACGAATCCAAGCATAGCAAGTCTTCCATTCCAAAGTTCGGCAGTTTCAGTAAATCCAAATTTCATTTTGTTTCTCCTTAGTAAGTGTCGGAAAGTTGATTGATAGAGTGTGCCAGAAGCACAAGAAAAGAAATAATCGTTACGGTAAAAATGAGTTCGTTCATCAGATTACACCAAAGAATAGGTGTCCTGTGAGTGCATAAGAAACAACTGCGGCAACAAATCCTAGCATCGCCCATCTTGAATTTGCTTTTTCTGCCTTCTCTGCATAAGTCTCAAGTGCATAACGCTCTGCATCAGTTGGAGACACATACATTTCAGGTTCCTTTGCGAACAGGTTTTGTTGCCCGTGCTCATTGGTCGTAACGGTCATCGTAGTTTCATTAAGAACTATGTCATTATATAGGCAAAGGAGGGCAATGTCAAGTGCCCCGAGTCAGAAGACCCTAACTTGGTGGCGGGGAGGGATTTGTGATTCTTCCCAGATAAGGGTCATAGTTCATCAGGTCATCAATTGTCATATCAGCACCCTGGTTCTCCCAAAAGTTGAGGAGACCATCGTGACTCTGACGATGAAAGACATCAATGTGCTCAGGATGAATAGAAGAACCTAAAGAAATCTTATAAAGGAACAGAGGAATAGAAAAGGTATTGCCAGAATTGTAAATCAAGTCGTCCGCAACTGCTCTGGGTTTTACACCATTATCTAACTTATACTTATCTCCACGAACATGATGCCTTAGAATCTTTTCGGCATGGTGACGAGTAATCATATAAGCAGCAGTTGAAAAATCATTCACAAATCTCTTATGAAGTTTTACATGCAAATCACCAGTACAGATAATGGCAAGTTGAATTACATCATAATCATAAGGAACCTTGGCAATAATATCATTCCAGGTAAAGTTCCAGCATCTGGCAAGTTGTAAATCCACATCATCTTCCATAATAACTGCATAAGGACTGTCAGAGGTCTCTATCCAGTGCTGGAGTGCCTTGAGATGAGAAGTTGTACACCCAATCTCACCAGAGGTCATATTCTCAGGATAGCGACCTTTTATAATATCACTCAGGTCATCTTCTCTTCCATCATACGCAGAGATACGAGTATAATCTTCAATCTCCCAATACTTAAACTGCTCTTCCATATATTCCTTTCTTTCTGGTTGCCCATCAAGATTAAGATAATATACCGGAGAAAGATTTTTTAATTTATATGCCGCTTTATTTTTATCCATATTAATGATGAACGAAACACTTAATTCCTAATTTTTTAAGATTAGAAGTATAAACTTGTCTTTCTTTTTGTTTATTGATAATTCCCACATTTCCTTCATGAAACCACATACGCTCATGCCATTCAATATACATCTCTTTGATATAATGTACATATTCAGATTCAATAATTTTAGGAAGAACTACAAATTCAGATCCTTCAATATCACATTTAATGTAAATCTCTGCCTCAGAATCTTTATTACAAATACTCTCTAAGATATCATCAATATCAACACATTCAACATCATATTGAAAAACATCAAAAATCACACCATTACCAATATCAATCAATGGATTAGTATCTAAAGCATTTGATCCAGTAGTGTATCCCTCCATAAAATCAGATTTAGTTTGATCTTTCCAAGCACCTTTATGCCCATTAAAGGTTATTGTTCCACTTTCATCCATAACTGCCTTTTTATTAAATTCAAAATATGCATAATTATTTTTTATAGTTTCAATAATTTTTTCAGATTCTTCATGAACTAAAATATTGGGCTCATAGGAATAAACATTCCATTCTTTATTAATATTCAACTTTTCGGTAAATTCCTTTAAACCTTCTAATTTATGAGCACCAAGATCTAGAAAATGTTTCATTTTAAAAGTTCCCCTATAATTGTATTAAAGATCTCAGTTTTTTTAAATAAAGGATCATTAGAATCTCTCCAGTTGGAATGCCAGTTAGTTGCGGCACGGTAGTGAAGGAACTTACCACCTAAATGCAATTCAAAGTTATAACCTTTGGTTACTTCATCATTTTGAATTTCAATATCCCCAAAATGAGTTGGGTATAGTGGGAACTCTTCATCAGTTTTTTTCATCTCAATATTATTTTTCTTAAAATAATAATACGTATGCCCACCAACATCGGTCATCTCACCTTCAACAACACCATCAGAAAAATTAATATCCAAATCAGTTATCTTAGGCATATTAAAAAACATTATCCCATTCCACATATAAGTAACTTCTCCCCTCTTTTGTGGAAGTCCTGCAATAATAGCATCACTCATATAATCCTCAATATTAAATTCATCAATCAAAAACAAATCAGAATCACAGAAGAAAACAATATCATCTAAATGATTTTTTCTAATGATATTATCATAAGTCCACTGAACCGTATCCGCACATGCTTGAGCAGGATTCATTGGATTTTTTCTTTCTGGTTTTTTATAATAAGAAAACTGATTTTCCAAACAAATTGACTGAAATTGATCAGAAATCTCAGAATCAATTGAATCGTCTACAATATGAAACTGATAATCTTTTTTAAGAAACTTTTGGAATAGTTTATTTTGTAGACTCACAAAATCAGGACGATTTACTACTGAAGTAAAAATTTGAACTACCATAATATTATACAATTTTTAATGGATGATATGTACTTGGAGCCCCACTTAAATCGGGTACACCTTGCAATCTAGAAAGGTCACATTTAACACTATCAAAAAATCTTTGAGCATCACTCACATGAATTCCAATATCTGTTACTTTACAACTAGTAACTGCATTATTATATCCACTCTGTTTAAAGAAAGGATTGTTTACAGAATAGATATTAAAATATTTTTGAACTTCAGCAAACCCAGTATCTTGATTATATCCAATGACTTCAGAAGCATGGTGTGATATTCTTTGACACATTCTAACATATTCTTGAGTCAAATACAATATAGCATGTCCACTAAGCATATTGTAGACCCTAACGATATTGTCATCAACAATATCATAATGAACGAAAGGTCCAGAAAAAGAGAAGTATCTTGCCCACTGTGATGTTCCAAGATAAACAGCATCTGCATCATCAGGAACTTCTATGATAGGTTCAAAGTTATATAAAAGGCAATCATCCTCAAACAAAACAAATGGAGGATCAATTTCACATAACCCAATATAGTGAGCACCAGCACATCCTGCCGGAGGATTGTCTGGTCTATAATTACCCTCAACTTTAATTCTAGTCTCAAAACCACATTTATCAAGAAGTGTTTGCATCTTCTCATTTTTTTCTTCGTGCTGTTTGAGATTCATATAAACAGCAGGAATTTTTCTCAAATCAATTTTCATACTGGATACTGTCCCATTTGAATTTTTTCTTGATTAAAAGAACTTTCTTTTTTCAAAGCAACTATTTTTGGTTCAAATGGATATTGGGGATGATTGATGAGTTCTTCTGGAAACATATAACTTGGAGACAATGCAGTTGGAGGATTCTCATTAAAGTATTTGTTCAAATGACTCTCATCATGCCACTTTGCTATAATACCATTTCTATCATCTTCTTCAACTCTTTCAGCAATAGTCTTTGCCATCTTTAAAAATATGGAAGACTTTCCACCAACAAATGCGGCAGCATAATACTTATCATAATTTTGGTCAGAAACATATGCCGTAGATTCTTTTCGTTTTTCGTATGGATATATTTTCTTTGATTCCAAAATCTTATATGGGTGAAGAACCCCAACAAGATCTTGCAATACCTCTTCACCAACAGTGTTAACAATACCAACATCGGCATCAAACAAATAAAGATAGTCAAAATCTTTCAGATATTCTGATTCTGAATTAATATAGTTATATTTTTTAAGAGCAGGTTCTGGCCAAGGTTTATGCCCTATTTGAGAAACCTTTACATTATCAGAAGTTTCTACTTCATGATCAGTAAAAAGAAGGCATTGAATATCATGACCATCAAGAAAGTTTTTCTCAATATCATCAAGAAGTCTTTCAACAAACTGAATGTATTTGTTTGTTGCAATAGTAAGAATACAGATTTTCATTTTTTTCCAACTATTATTGTATTTTTATGACTGCCATAATCAAAATAATTATCTTCAAGTTTAAACCCATCATCTTTCAATTTTGATATGAGAATATTATAATTATTCATGGAATCATTGGTAATCAAATTGTATGTAATATAAATTATTTTACTATTTTTAATAATTTTATTGTAATAATTTAGTTGAGTTTCAATCGTAAGTTCGGAGAGAGAATAATTACTAATAAAAAGATCAATATTAGAAATATCCTCCAATTCATTACAGGGAACGAATTTAATTTTTGGGTATATTTCAGAGAAATTTTTTAAGTATTTTTCTTGAAGCAATACTGTTTCGGGAAGATCAATATTTAAATACTCATTAAAGTTACATAGAACGCTCAAAGTTTTACACAAACCACCATACCCACCACCAACTTCAACAATTTTAGATACACTTTGATCATCACAAAGAAAAGATAAATCTAAACAATTTTTAATATATCTAAGAGTGGTCGGTGATATTTTACCGTCCCCATAGAAAAATTGATTTGGATTTCCTATTTGATCATTTTCTAAAAATTTATTCAAATATTTGTCATAGATTTCTTTGCCAACTTTTTGAATATGATCATAATATTGTAATCCCAATTCATAATGAACATGCTCCAGAATAACATTATATTCTTTGGACGATTTAAAATTATCAAATATATTAGAATCTTCAATAATTTTTTTACAAGTATTAATATATTCTCCACTATCTTTGGAATCAATATCCCACCCATAATTAGTATCCATAAATTTTTACCTTAAATAATTTAAATAAATGAAGTCTTCAAGAATTTCATATTGTTTGACTTTTTTGAAATTTTCTGTTATTGCATCAATTTTATTATAATATATTTCCTCTGATATGTCAAATTCTTCAGATAATTTTATTATACCATCACAGTTAAAATAATTGCAAATATCTGGAGATCCCATATAAACAGGTATTGTACCTGTCGCAAAACAATCAAGAATTTTTTCTGTGAAATACGATTCATAAAAACCGTTCTCCACAACAACTGAAAACATATAATCACACAATCCTTGCTCCTTATTATCTATCTCATTAAATCCCCTACCATAAATATCAACTTGATCTCCTAGCATTTCAACCCATTCCAATCTTTTTTTGTGCCCTTCGGTAAAATTTTTATTTGATGTAATGAAAGAAATCATTTTAGATTTTTGATGTAATTTATAATCTTCAATCCAAAATCCTTGAGCAGGACACCACTTGAATCTACTATCTAATGATAGGAGTTCCTTATCATGTGTAAAAATATATTTAAATACTTTAAAATACTCATCTTTATTCCTTTTTATTTCACCTACAATTCCTCTTTGATAATCTAATGATTTAGATTCCATCAGCCACCCATATTTGTTGCCAAGAATATTATCATGCATTGCATTAAAAATATATCGATCAACATACATTGTATCATCAGCGGACAAGTCATGTACCCACTCTATGTAATTGGATATCTTTCCATGCACAGAATAACCAGTATGCCCACCTGTCGTATGACTAAATGTATCTCCAATAAGATTAAATTTATTTTTCATTTTTTTAAATAATAATTTTTAGTTTTTTAATCATTTCACTTTTACTTTCTTCAAATGCTCTATCTTTTTGAACCATTAGTTGCACTGTAGAATATGGATTCATAGAAAAATTATATTTTTTTCGTATTTCTTTAGACCATTTTACATCCTCCCCCTGACCCCAGATAAGAGTTTCATCTAATGGAAATTCTAACATAACATCCCTTTTTCCAACCCAATAAGCACCAGAAAAATACATATATTTTGAAAGGTGGATCATATCATATGGTATTAAAGCACCTCTATATTCTGCAACTAAATCATCAATTGGATGATGCCCCGGAACAGGTATATCAGTATCATTACCATTACAAACCCACAAAACCCAATCACGATATCTAGTTCCATCGAGGTTTAAAATACGATTCATACAAACTTTATAATCGTCACCATACTTTAACCACCCATCATACCAGTCCGGATTAAAATAAAAATAATCATGCAAATACACTATATTTTCATATGTAGCAAGTTGTGTTATTATATTTTTCTTTTTGGTAATCCATTTCGATTTTATATCTTCGTCAAAAGGAATTATCCTAGTATTAGTTCTTTTTAAATTACAATTTCCAACGATAATAATCTCATACTTGGGAATATTTAAAGATTCAATACTATCAATAATCCTACCAATTCGATCATCAATACCGGAAGTAATTATTCCAAAAGTGAATTTCATTAGCAATACTCATGATAATTTATTTTTTTTACATAATCTGAACATATTCCAAAACACTTCTGCTGAGCAATTTTAAAAATATCATCTACTGAGATATTCCATTCTGGCATAACAATAACTGATTTAAATACATATTCTTTTCCGGGATAAATCCATCCAATACTTTTACTGGTGATTGTATAGCAATCATTTTCATGCCAAAAGTAATTAAATTCTATTGTAGAACTTAACATTTTTTCAAGTGCTTCTGGGTTTTTACAGTGAATCCAAAGAACATCCTTATATTTTCTCAACCATTCAATAGTTACAAAATATTGAGGATCATCATGACCAAGATAATATTCATTATCTTCAACTCTCAAATCAATTTCAACATCAAATCCTTCAGAAATTGCTTTTTCAATATAATCAACACTGTTTTCTCTAATTGGATTTGGACCATCAGTATTTCCACGATGAGCAATCAGTTTCATCCTTTATAGTGCTCCAAGAAATAATTTAGATCTTCAGGAGTTCCAATGCCCCACATTCTTTCAATATCTTTGATACGAACTTTCTTACCATCACCAATTGCTTCATTGAAGACTGGGCAGACATAGAACTCACCATTGGTTCTGACATTCTTCTCAATCATCTGTTCAGCATATTTTACATAGTCAGAACCTTTCTTCCAGAAATAGATACCGACTGTTGCATTATCACTGATTGGTTTCTTCTCCGCAACCTCTGATACAAAACCATCATCACCAACCTTGGCATAAGACCACTTAGGATGAGTTGCCTTGAAGCTAACGATACCACCATCAATACCATCTGCATTAAAGGCATACAGGCACTCGTTACTATTCCACTCTACAAACTGGTCAGAGTTTGCCATTACCAATGGAGCATCATTATCGATGAACTCTTTGGCAAGCAGAGTAGTGCAGGCAGCACCTTCGGTAAGACCATCCACCTGAACGATATTGCAGTTAGGGGCAATCAGGTTTAGGAGATATTGAAGACTATACTTTTCATAGTGATCCTTCTGAACAATAAAAGTATAGTTTGCTTCGATGTTAAGGTTCTCAACAACAACCTGAATCATTGGTTTACCATCCACTTCAATCAGTGGTTTGGGGAAGGTATATCCAGCATTCGCAAAGCGACTACCAGCACCTGCCATAGGAATAAGAACATTCATCTTATCAGACTTCCAAGGAATATGACTTACCGTTGTTTGCGTCAAAATATCAATTGCTTCTTCAATCTTTTTCTCGGTCATATGCTGACGGTTCTCAATAGGAATTAGATGTGCCTTACTATCCAGAGCACCCTGCCTTCCAATATGACTATCTTCAAAAATTACAGTGTCCTTAGGAAGAGCATTACAAGCAGTCATACACTTCCAGTACATCTCAGGAAATGGTTTGTTACGGACTACATCTTCATTGCTGACATAGTAATCAACAAACTCCAATACTCCCAATTTTAGTAGAACCAATTTAACCGTATTACGAATACTATTACTAGCTACGCAAATTTGAAACCCTTCATCTTTGAGTCTTCTAAAGTAGAGCATCAGTTCAAAGTCATTCTTTAACTTTGAAAAGATCTCAAAGGTTGCTCTCTGCTTATCTTCCCAAATCTGTTGATGAGTATCTACAGGAAGACTCTTCTTCTCGGTCAGCATTGCCAACTTACGAGAAGTAGGGAGACCATCATAGAGACTTAGATGCTCATCACGATTGACAATATACTTCTTATCTACATTTTCAAGAGCACAATTGAGTGCCTCATAGTGCATTTCTCTACTATCTATTAAAACCCCATCGAGGTCAAAAATTACTAACTTATTCATACAAATTACCAATCATTTATAAGTAGACAGCTCGACCGTCATTTCTATGGTATGTCATAATTATATCATCTTTTTTTATTTGATGCTTATTTTCATTATATACGTCATGTATCAACCACAATGGTTTATATGAAAATTTTTCATTTATTTCAAAATAAGTTTCAATAGGCATTGATTCCATACTCCAATTCCTCATAATACCATACTCTTTTAAATTAATTAAGTCATAACCTTTATAAAGAACACAATAATAAATGTACGGTATGTAATCAAATACCCACCAAGTTAACTTATTTACAAATGTTTCATAATTTTCAAAATTTATAAATTCAAAGAATTCTGAAGCAATTTTAGTATCATAAATTGGAATATCAGAAAACCAAAAATAATGAGTCAAACCACACGTTTTATTTTTTAATTCTTCATTATTTTGATCAAAAAATTTTGAAGGATGCCCCATTATATCCTTTGCTATTTCTAACCTATTTTCATTTAAGGATGCTCCAAAAATTTTCTTTTTATCACAATACTGTTTAAATTTTTCATATACATTATCTATAGATACAAATTCAATTTCAGAATCAACTGCTGCAATGTATTCATATCTATTCTTCAGCATGTTTATAGCATAATATTTTTTAAAAGTAATTATTGTATTAGAATTGACAATATTAGAAATAAAATTACGATTAAATTTTTCTTCTAATACTATAGTATTATATATTTGATTCAAATTACATGACTTTAAAATATCTAAATCTTCATTATAAGAAAGAATAAAGTAGATATCAAAATCCAAGTCATTTGGGAGACTATCAAGAAAATTTAAATACCCATAATGAGGAGGATAAACCGGAATAACAAAGGCAACTTTGTTTGATTTTAATTTCATTATTGTTGATAACCTAATTTATAATGAATTTTTTTAAGCAAATTAGTTTCATAATCAAGACCATCAATCATACCAATACCCCACACATTATGATTGGAATTATGAATAGTATTATAAGTCAAATGAATTGAAAATCCATTCTTGATGTAGAAAGTCTTTTTATTAAATGTATTTTTAAAACTATTAAATGCAACTTCATCAAAAGCATCACCTCCAGACATATTAAGAAAACTTTTCCAATCCTTAGTTTTAACAAGAAAAACACTATTTGTATAATAAGGACGATTAAATTCTTCAATAGAGTAATCTTGCTTATCAATTATTTTATCAAAGTTATCTACAATATAATCATTTAAGATAACTTGCGATTCTGCACAAATACGAATAGGATGAATCCCTTTATAATAATGATCTATTCGACTAACACCTTCATAAAAAGCAGAAGGATTCCAAGATGATGCTTGAAGTGTATATTCATTAAGAGGAGAATAGTCTACACCCCAAAGTCCATTTGGCATATCTCTTTTTAAGAAATAAGAATAGATTTCATTTTTAATAAATTCATCAGTAATAAAAGATTCTATAAATTCATCCACCAAAGGAATATTGTTTGAAAGTAATGGTGCTAGAATGAAATTATCATCAGATTCTAAAATATCAACATTTTCAATCATATAATCCCATACATGATTACCAATAAAGCAATCTTCATCTAATTTTACAGAATATTCTGTATTTTGGGAAACGGCATATTGTATTTTTGACATATAGTTATATCCGGAATTAAATGAAACTATATTTGTTTCTATACCATCAAGTATTTCAAAATCAGCATTATGAGTTGTAAGAATATTAACTCTAATTTTTGATTTATTTTGTTCTTTGATTAAATTAAGAAAATGTTTTGTAATATTCCAAAAATTATTGGAACGATCATGAGCAAGATAATTAATAGTTATCATTTTTTACCATTGATAGGTTTACGATATTTAATGGTGTACCATAAAAATTATGTATATAAGAAACAATATTTTCAAATCCGGAGTATGAAAACATTTTCTCTACCAATTCTATATTAAAAGTGTGGTGATGTACAACTCTTGTAAGATAATTTATTTCACATAGTTCATAAAAATTAACAAGTCCACCAGCACTCCAATCATGTAATTTTTTTTGTTCTTCAATATGGGTTGTATCATTTTCACCAATATTTTTTTTATAGTCTGAAATTAAATGCTCTAAGGTTGTTAATGGTCTTTTCCTATCAAAACAAAAATCTTTATTAGGTATGATGGATAAAACATACCCATCAGGTTTTAAAACATATTTTTTCCACAAATTTAAAGTATTGATAGGATTGGCAAAATGCTCTATAGCATGAGAGGTAACTATAAAATCATATCTTTCCGACAAAGAAAGTTGTTTTTCATTTGTACAATCAATGTCAAATTGCTTTCCAATTTTTTCGGAATAGGTAAAATTTGACCCTATATTGGATTGAAAATAATTATTATTCAATATATTACCACCATCAAGATTTACATGAGGATATAAGTGTAGGTTATGTTCTGGCACACTAAAAAGTCCAGTTGGTCCACCAAACTCTATTCCTTTTTTATTTCTTAAAGTTTCTACAATTAATTGAAATGACATAATTTTTTTGTAGGGTATTTAACTCCTGATTAAAAATATTAGATCGTCCCACCTACCTTTCTTATCACGTAAATCAATACATTCAACACAATACTCAACTTGATTATCAATAGATTCGCAAACTTCTTTAGATTTATCAATTAAAATATCAAAATGCTCTACACTTTGAATATCTTCAATTATAAAAAGTCCATTTTGCTTCAATTTCGGCAAATAAAATTTAATAGATTTTAATTGACTTTCCAAAGTATGAGGACCATCATCAATAATAATATCAAATTGTTTGAATTTTTTAGAAAACTTTTCATCATATGCATCACCAAAATGCATGATTATGCCATCAATATTTTTATATCTTTGATCTATTTTTTCATCCGATATATCAACTCCAACAACAGATTTGGAATTTAAAAAATACTCTTTCCACAGTTTTAAGGAACCACCAGTTTCTATTCCAATTTCCAATAAATCAATTTTACTTTCTTTATAAGGTTCAAATTCCTTTTCATAAAAATTTTCAATGTAGCTATGATAACTATTTTTATCAGTTCCTCCTTCAGTATAACCTTCATTTAAGAAGTCAGAATCTAAATTAAATTTATTCAAAATTTCAACCAATTTCATTTTTTATACTCCATTGTATCGTATCTATGAAGATGTCTTTCATATACATTTATATATGAGTTCCAAAGACTTTTTAATTTACCATTGCCCATACCAATCCAAAATTCGCAGTTGTGCCTTATGGATAGTATGGGAGGAATCTTTGGAAACTTAATTTCATCTATAGTTGGAAGTTGTTTAATATATGAAGAATTTGCCCACCAAAAATTTCCAGAATAATGAGTCGCTGGTTCACTTACCAAATCAACACCACAAGAATCATACTCATCCAACATATCAAAACACTTCTGATATTGATTGACGTTGAAATAAGTCATATACTGACGCCAATCATCAATACACAAATTATCTGGAGTCGTTACTCCTTTTGTGTGGAGGTATAAAATTCCATACTTTTCATTCACCGAATCTGAAAATGTTTTGATTAAATTTAAAGTAAAAAATTCTCCAGACTCAATATAAGGATCTTTATAAATTTTAATTTTTTTATGTGAGGGAAAGATCAATTCACCATCACCAACAATGCAAAGATTTATCAATTTAACTTCATTAATTAGATTAGATTCTAGTATTTGTGAATAAATTTCATCAAAAATTTCTTGATATTTTCCAATGGTAGCTATGTGAAAATATATTACGCTTGGAATGTTGACTTTCATAGTGAAATTTTTTCAATACTTATTTTTCAAATTACAATCCATCCTTGGCGATACAGATCCTTAGTGTCATGTGATAACGGCATCCCAAACCAATTTTTAGGTGCTACAGTTTTTTTACTGTTTGCTAACCACGAACCCCACCAACTAAAAGAACTATTTACAATTATAGCATAAGAACATAGAGACATCAAGCAAAGATCTACTCCAGTACTATTCCCTTCTGAGAAAATAAAACGATCTTCTTGAAACAATTCTTGTTCTTTACACCATTCAATTTCATCAGAGAAAATCATTATTGGGATATCTTCTGGCATATGAGAGAGTCCTTGAGAATAATATTCTAAAGACTGGACCGGATGATGAGAATATTTTAAATAATCTCCCCTACGCACATGGAGAGACACTACTTCAGTATCACCAAAATTTGATTTGAAGGATTCTTGTGTTGGTTCTTTTATTTCATCAACAAAAGTAAATGCGGTGCGAATATCTTCTTCAATGTGTTTGAAGTATTTTTCAGTCTGAAAATATCCATAAAGACTGATATTATCAGGACAATTATTCCATAAGTTTTGATCCAATTCAAAACATGATTCTGTTATTTTCGGGAAGTTTGTTACATATTTTGGTGCTTCTGGAATCTTAAAACACTCAAACATAGTGATATCTGAATTAAAGACATTAGGATCCCGTGTTGCTACTACTTCTCTTGGAGGAAGACAATACTCATATCCGTGCTTTGCAGCAAGACCACGAAGAGAAGTATATTGAAACATCTGGTTTCCAAGTCTACCCAGATTCCCCAAATCATCATTAGCAAGCATATATTTTTTATATAATAGAGTAATTATAGCAAAAAAGAGGAGTTTATGCAACTCCTCTTTGGGGTCTTTAGGCTCGCCACTTATTCTTTGACTGGAAATAAGAAACCAGGCGGGAGTATTCTCCATCCGCACCACCAATTTTTTAAGGAAATTGGAAACCTATTGAGGGGTCATTTTGGATCCACCAGTGCTTTTAGAGTCTCTCCGTGACTAAAGGGGGGTTCATCACCGACCAGTACTTTTAGAGACTCTCCGTGTCTTCATCATCATAATCTTTTACATAACAAGGAACTCTATCAGGATCCAACCAACGGGCATATTGATGGTCTTCCATAGCAGTCAAACATTGCATTTGATTATCAAACAGATAGATATCATTCCATCGTTTTGTATAATAGTCTTTTTTCTGAAGGCGATAATCGGGTTTGCCGTTGAGTTCAATAATACCCCTTTCAACAAACCGATATTCTTCCTTTTCAAGAATAACTTTAGATTGAATCATTAGTTGATGTAAATATAATCTGAGTGTTGTTGCTTAAAAATATCAATTTGTTCTTGTGTCTTAAAAAACTTACGCAAAAGAGCATTTGGAAATTTTGCGTATTGGTACTTAACTTCGATTAGATTTTTCATTTTGTTACTTCAACGGTCTCAAGGTCTTGGACAATATAATCGATTAGAATATCATAATTATCGAGAGGGTCGTCAGAAAAAATAACTCCTTCATTTTGATAGAACTTACGGACTTTCTTGTAAAGTTTCGGATTCTTTACATCAAGATAAAAATCACCATTCGCTGCGGCACGAAGAGTACTAATATCTTTCTTGAATTTGATAGTCAGAGACATCGCTTTGATTTGTTTACCTTGTTATTATAGAGTGATTTGAGTTTTATGTCAAGTGTGCCAGTCATGAAACTGGCAATCGGGGTGACTGGGATCGAACCAGTGTCTTTTTGCTCCCAAAGCAAACCGTCTACCTCTGACTTACACCCCGTTATTTTATATAGTCTTCAATTAAAAGGAAAATAATAGAATCGAACTATCAGGCGTGAACCTGGCATCGCTTTCAAGGCGATTTACCAACCATCGGTGCTATCTTCCAATAAAAACTATCAACGGACATCAAAATCAAGTCGTCTTACTTTACGCTGACGCCTTGCTTCTTGGAAGGCAAGGTCTTCATTCGTAAGAACAGTAGACTTTTCTTTGGTACTCATATAGTTTATCATAACAACCTTTGATAAGTCAAGTGCAGCAACATTTTCATTATTGCGAATGGTTGCCATATTAGGGCATCCACACGCAACTGTTTTTCCAGACTTTCCTTCTATCTCACTTCCGCAAGACTTACATCTAATTTTTAAGTTTTCCATCTTTATAATTAATTATTCAGTAAATGAACGAAGCATCCAAACGAACTTGCCGTGTGCTTCGTTTAAATCATCAACAAGATTGACAGTTCCTCTTGACTTTTGTGCTTCTGCTTCTTCAGCAACTTCACCTAACATATCTATAATCTTTTTGTGTCCCTCAAGTAAATCTTTAATCATTTCCATTTCAGAAATATTAGTTTTTGCTTCCTCAACACCAGATACTTCCAGAACTCTAGATAAAGAGCTGATAGGTTTAATAGTCAAAAATCTCATATGTTCTGAGATACGATCAACTTCTTCTTGAATTTCTGCGTATTGGTCCCCAAACAAATCGTGAATCTGTTTAAAGTCAGGTCCTACAATATGCCAGTGATATACCCAAGTTTTTTGGAATAGCAAAAAAAGTGATGCCTGAGTATCACTTAATAATTTATAAAGTTTTTCCATTACACCAATACTTTTTAGGTATTTATAATGGGCGATACTGGGATCGAACCAGTGACCTAATCCGTGTAAAGGATCCGCGCTACCTCTACGCTAATCGCCCGTAAAGTCAAGACTGATTCATCATATATTCTACCGTAGTTGCTATATCATTCATAGCATCACGGAGATTTTCTCTTTGACCAGATTCTTGTTTACGAATTGGACGAGAACTATCACAGAGAGTCCACCTCCACTGATTCATTTCGGAGCAGAACCACAGATTAATTTTCATTCTTATAGTGTTCTAACTTAATCCAATTTATAAGAGCATTTACTTCCATCATCTTTTGTTCATCTTGTTTAATGGCGATATCAGAAGGAAGTTCTCCAAAGTTAATGATTAATGGAATTGTAGTTTTATAGTGTTCTAATGCTTCGATAGCAAGTTTTCTATCACGCTGGGAAATAAGAGACATAATCCTCCGAATGCTATTTTGATTATACTAAAGAAGGGAGTCGTTGTCAACTCCCTTCAATATCATTCACCAATAAGTTTCACGGCAGATTGTGCTCGTGATTGGATTGCGTCCTTGAGAGGAACATATCCAAGGTCATCAGCAAGTGCCTGTGCCTTATCACTCAACATATAATTAATTGCTTCTCTGATAGATGCTGCTTTAGGACCATTACCAGTCTTATAGGCAAGAACATAAGTCAAAGTGGCAATAGGATAAGCACCGCTGGCAGAAGGATTGGGATTTTGTCCAGCAAGATTTTTATCTAACTGAATACCATTCAGTGCCTTGGAACCAGAAACATAACTGGGGAGAACAAACTCACCAGACTTATTCTGAACTGCTGCTGCTTTCAGATTACCTTTCACAAAGGATTGGTTGAGATAACCAATTGAACCGGGAGTAGTTTGGAGAACACCAGCAACACCTTCATTACCTTTACCACCAACACCAACTTTCCAATTTACAGATTTACCGACACCAAGAGTCCATTCCTTGGAGAAGGACTGAAGTGACTCTGTAAAGGCAGCAGTGGTTCCAGAACCATCGGAACGGTGTGAAACATAAATCTTACCACCAGGGCATCCAAGTTCCTTCCAGTTATCAATAGAACCCATAAAGACTGATACTACTTGTTTCTGAGTCAGTTTCAGTTTACAAGAAGGATTGTTATAGGCAAGAGCAATAGTTCCACCAACAATCGGAATTTGAACTACACCACGAGAAACCTTTGCTCTGTCCTTATCAGAGATGGGGTCATCAGTTGCTGCGAAGGTTACTGTTTGGTCAATAAATGCCTTACGACCAGCACCAGAACCAACTGCCTGATAGTTTACTTTAGGACCACCAGATTTGGCAAGAGTGGAAAACCATCGTTGGTAAATAGTTGCTGGGAAAGTAGCACCAGCAACAGCAAGACGGTCAACTCCGGCAAGTGCGACAGTAGGAGCAAAAGCAAGACCGGCAACAATAATATTTTTGAGTTTCATAAAAAGTGAATAACTACAGAGTAATTCTAAGGTAAAGGGAAGATAAAATCAACTAAGATTTGGTTAAGAAGTTCATAACATAAAAAAGCACCCAAAGAATGGGTGCTTACACTCAAGTTATAAGTGATTTATCAGAATGTGAACTTGGTCTGAACCACACCACCCCAAGAAGATTCTCCTTGATAACGGGCATTATTGCTCACATAGAAGATAGCAGGAGTGATGCTGATGTTGTCCGAAACTTGATACTTATAGAAGACTTCAAGCATCGCGGCATCTTCACCAACGAAGTCAGAATTACCGGGTTGACCAATAGCAACACCAGCAGTATTACCTTTGGCAAACACATCAGACCACTGAAGTCCAACGAACCAGGAATCAGAATCGGTGGCACCAGTTTTAGAACCTTTACCATCTACATCATTATATCCATAACCAACTGAGATAGAAGGAACGAATCCACTCTGAGAAGGTTGCCAGTAAGCATTCACAGCAACGCTATTGCTTTCCTGACCTGCGGCAAGGGCACCAGACCCGCCTCCAAGGGCGTTGAAGGTACGGACACGACTGCCTTCAGTACCATAACGGTAAGCAACGGCAGCACCCCACTGAGGAGCACGATAACCAACTTGTGTCATAAAGTTCAATCCACTATCTGAATTGAAGACACCAGTTTCAGTGTTATCACCATCTTGAGAGACATAGTTCAGACCAGCAAGGAAACCTCCCTGACCTTTTGGAACTTGTTGCTTCCATTGAGCACCAAAACCAGCACCAGTTGCCTTGTTATAGACACCAGAGGCACCACCAAGTTGAAAGAAGTCAAGGATTTCCGACTTATAAGCAGAAGGAACCCATGCCATCTCAGTGTTACGAACCAGAGGACCAGCAGTTAGAGTTACACTCTTACCAACTGGGAACTGATAGTACAGACGGTCAATCACAACTTGGTCGGCATAAGATTCTGCCTTATCAAGTTTGAAGAGTGAAGAACTGGAACCAAAAGGATCGCTACTGAAGTTACCAGAACGCAGACGAGTACGGAGCAAGTCCTTACCAGTGAAAGAGGTATCAAAGTTCAGACGAACATCATAGTTGAATGCAGTATTACCTACATCAACACGTTTGTTAGTTTCAAGACCAGGAACACCGCCAAGAATAAAGTTTACTTCACCTTTGAGTTTGGTAGTGGTTGAAAACTGAGTTGCCTGCAGTTGTCCAACTTTGTTCTCAAGACCATCTACACGAGAAGTGAGTACAGTTAGTTCTGTATCAAATTCAGCAAGAAGTTTTTTGAGTTCATCTGTGGTTTCAGTTACACGATCAAGGCAGGCATTCAGCAGTGCTGCTGCCTCAAAACGGGTCATTGCCTGACCACCTTTGTATGTGCCGTTAGGATAACCTGCTACGCAACCATAACGCTCTACAAGATTGCTAAGTGCCTGATATGCCCAATCAGTAGGTTGGACATCAGTAAATTGTGTAATGCTAGTGACTTGTTGTGCCGAAGCATACTTGTTGACATCCTCAGTATTGAGTTCTGCGGCATTCACAGCAGGAGCAACAAGACTCAGTGCAACAGGCACAAGCATCATTTGTTTGAAAAATTTCATATAGTTCGTTAAGATTTACAACTACGAAGTTTATTTAGCTCCCCTGATATTTTAGGGGAAGCGGATACACGGATTTGAACCGAGGATAAAAGTTTGGAAAACTCTTGTGTTGCCACTACACCATATCCGCAATGTTGAGAGTGGAAGGTTTCGCATCCTTCTACCGTATCCCTTATCGGGGTGCCTTACTTTTGGCATCACTCTCGGCGGGGAAATTATTTTTATTCCCCCAAGTTTTTGTTTGAGAATGACAATTGGGACAAAGAAATCTTAGATTTTCCATCCTATTATCATTAGAAACTCCGTTTATATGGTCTAATTGAAGAGAAAGTTTTTGTCCATTCCAATCAATTATACCACATTCGGAACATTTATATTTGAAAATTTCTTCTTTAATAATTCTATTCCTAAGAGTTGATCTATCGCAAGTAGAATTTTCACAAAACATTTCCTCAAAAGTATAAGGAATAGTGTTCCTACTTCTTTTTTTAAATTGAGGTTGTATATTGTGATGTGCAAAATCTTTTTTTAAAGTAGCATAAGTAGTGCTACTTTTATTAAGACCCAATCTCCTTACGACCTCAGCCATTGATTGAGATGCTTCAACTGCATTTAATAATTCAGTTTTAGTTCTCATTTTACTTAGCACATACACTTCCTATTTAGGGAAGTATGCTCCTCCACACGGACTCATGAATTATAAGACATAACGAATATTATGTCAAGCCCCTGATCCGATTTGAACGGACGACCAACGGTTTACAAAACCGTTGCTCTACCACTGAGCTACAAGGGCGGATGGGTATCGAGTGTCCGACACCCGCAGAAGACACTTTCTGCAAAAAACACCAAACCTTATTCTTCCTGTTTTTCAGGTAATTTCCAAATCGGTTGGGAGTTTCCTCCCGAAGTTTGTTTAGCGTTTTTGTTTTGGAAGACCCAGACATTTCCAGACCTTCCAACTCCCCGAGTTGGGCACGATCCAACAACCTCAGTGTTAACAGCACTTTGCTCTACCAATTGAGCTATCGGGGAATGATGGGGCAAGTGTGATATATCTCATAAGGATATAACAGGGACTTACCCTCGTTTGCTACCGGCATTCTGGTTTATCTTTCCAGTGCAAAGTAGCAAGCGTCCCGTGTAGGATTCGCACCCACGACCGATTCTTTAGAAGAGAATTGCTCTGTCTCCTGAGCTAACGGGACATAAAGGGACCTCCCTGTTTGAGCATCGTTGAGAGGCTTGGGAGGTGTGGGATTTATAAGAAGTTTGGACCTCCTCCACCCGTCAAACTACTATAAGGCATCAGGGCACTAAAGTCAACCCTTTGCTTCCTTACGGGCGTTCTTCTCTTCGGTAATCTCGCCTCTACGGGTCTTGACCAGTTTGGCAACTTCCTGAAGTGCCTTACGGGCACGAGTACCAGCGGCACTATTACCAGCAGTGAACTTTTCGTCTTCTACTTTCCACGCTTCAATAGCAGTCAGTAGTTCTTGTGATACAGACATAATAATCTCTATAAAAATAAGATATGTTTATATATACGACTTTTAGTTACATCCAGACACCCAAGGAGCACATAAACGCATTTCTCCACCGAGTGATTTACATTCTTCAGTATAACACACAGATTCATCTACAGGTTTCTCTGAAAATATTGGAGCAGGAATCTCTACGGGTTTTTCTCCAGTTTTTCTCCAATACTCATCAATTGCACTATCAACATCCCTCACAATTCTTCTTTTGAGTTTTTCATCATCTTTGATAATAAACTCATTTAGTATAGTTTGTGGAAAATATTTTCTTTGTATCTCATCCAGTAAATCCCAAAGTTGATTGCTAGGAATACTAGAGCACTGTGAGAGTATTACAATCACAGAAGATAATACGACTCCTATAATTGCATATTGCTTAATATCAGGTTTCTTCTTGCCGAAATTGAAATTGAACATAAAAAAAGGAGGGTTATGAGTGCCCTCCTATATTTATTCAATTTTTGTTTTTTTCTCTTTTTGCTTTTGCTTTTGCAAGTGTTCTTTGTCTTGCTGCTTCTCTTTCGGACATTGGAATATCAATATTCGTCAAAGCACCAACTCTTTCTTTTGGGGGTTCAATCTCTGCCTCACAAATACTCTCTCTCCACTCTTCACTCATATTCACCATAATAGATTCTGCTGCTTCTGGTGTTTCGGCATAACCCTCATCAAGAAGGTGTGAGAGAATGATGTCGTAGAGGTCATAACTATCGGCCATTTTTATTCCAGAAATACCATGTCCTTGCGCCCCACCAACTTGATATCTACCAGTTCCTGATGGAGAACCAACGCCTTGTGCTGATGAACCACCACCTCTTGAACTTTTGGTTGGTTTTACTTGTGGTTTTGTGGTTGAATTTGGTTTTCTTGGATCTGATAATCTATTTAACGCAGATGTAAATTCACCCATTCTATCTGTCATCCAATTTGATGTAGATCCTCTTCCCGGTCTAGGAGCACTAGAACCAGAAATACTACGAGGGTTTGGTTTTGTGGATGATGGTGTAGATGGTTTTGTTACTGTAGCAGGAGTTTTGGTAGGTAATCTAGATGAAAATGGTTTCCATTGTGAATTTCTTTCTGGAGAAAATGTGACACCTCGGCCTCCTGGTTTTATTTTCAGTCCACCTGGATCAAATGTTGGTTTTTGGAAAGGTTTATTTGGATTTTCAGTTGATTGTGAGACAACATTTGCGGTTCTTTGATATCTGGCATATTCTGGGGTATTGCTGGAAAATCTATCATTAGAAACTGAAGACAATCTCCCTTCAAGATTTCCCATACGAGTTTTTACTCTTGGCACATTTACAGGTTTCCAATCTTCATCAAGTTCATAAACTTCCATATATGCTTCTTGAAGATTGCGAAGTTCTTGTGCGTCCATTTTATGAATACTTTTTAGTTATTTATAAATCATACCTCGTTTCCATTCAACGCCGGTACATTCTTGCTGACATTATTATTTATACAAGAAAGGAGTGCCGAAGCACTCCAATCTCACCTGAAAAGTGTCAGCAAGTCAGGTATATGTATTTAGGAGTCAATCACAGTTAGAACTAACTTATTTGAGTAGTTATAAGCAAAATCAGTTCTTGCTCCTTTATGTCCCCACCCCAACCAAGTATATGCTAAACGCATATAATATTCAATAGGTTTTCCTGGGACTTTCAATCTATCTTCAATACCTCTCCATTGTGGTTCAGTAATAATATAACGAAGTTGAGTATCAAGTGTGGAAGGGTCTCCACCAATACGAGCAGCAAACTTACCAAGACCATTATATCTTGGAGCATCGGTAAATTGAATAAGACCATAACCACCACTTGTACAAGCACCATAAGACACTATAGCACCACCCTCACATACATTAGGAGTGAAGGTAGATTCTTGTCGGATATTGCCCATAATGGTTGCTATGGCATTTTTGTCAGTAATTCCACGATTCTGTAGAAATTCTACAGTCTTCGTTTCATTAGTATTACATCCTTTACAAATTAGTCTTTTTTCTTTTGGTTTAACTGGAGCAACCTCTCTGGTCGCTGTCTTTCGTGTAGGATCCTCTTGAATAATAGAGAATGGTGGCGGACCACTCACGGGTGGAGGAGGAAACACTTGGGGCAGTGTTGCCGTGCTGGTTGTAACCATTGCCAAAAGGGGAAAGGCTACAGTAAAAAATTGTTGCATTAATTTTAATAGAATTCGGCATCCGTATAGAAGAGGGGTATACCACCTCTCTCGAAGGGCATCTTCCACGGCTCTAAGTGTCACATCACAGACTCATTATGACAAAACCCACCTTTTGAGTGGGTTCCTTTGCATTATATGAGATTATTTAGGTTCTGTCAAGTGTGCCAGTTTGAGAAGTGGTTGGGGGGTGAATAAGTCTCCCAAGAATCTAAATACTTCAAACTGCTTTTCACATTTTATGCCACGAGAGTGGAATACACCTCATAGAGAGCACTGGAATACACCGATACACAATATTCTAAAGGCAATAGATAATCACACTCACGAGTACTTCAGGAGTGGTGATGAATGGCATCTAAATAAGGCACAAGAACTCAGAAAATATGTTGCTGAGTTGAAGGAATGGATACATAAAACCGAAGGACGATTATGAAATTCAAATATCCAACACTTGATAATATAGTTCCTGTGATGGTTGCATTTGTAGCAACAGCAATTGTCGGAATGACTTTCACAAATTATGTAATATGTAATTTCAAAGTGATGAGTAGTTTACATTATCTGTATCTGGTAAAGGCATTTGATAAAAGTGGAGCAAAACCTCCAAGTAAATGTGACGATAATACATCAGAATCAATTCAAGTTTTGATGTCTCTTCTGGCAACTATTATTGCTTTGAAGGCAAACTTAAATAAAAAACCTGAAGAAAAAGAAAATGACTGACCCAGTATGGAGTGTAAATATACTATTAGGTATTGGACTTGCCGGTGCTGCTTATATCATTTACTATATACTTAAATTAGCATACGAAGAAGATAATGTATCACTATAAAATCAAGAAGATAGAAAGAATTGTTGATGGTGACACATTAGATGTTTCAATAGATTTGGGATTCAATCTTACAACTGTTCAAAGAGTTCGTCTCAAAGGTATTAATGCCGCAGAAACAAGAACCAAAGACCTTAAAGAAAAAGCAGAAGGTCTTGCGACAAAAGCGTGGTTAGAAAAAGAACTGTCCCGAGAAGGTGAATGGGTAATTGAAACTTTCAAAGAAGATAAGTATGGAAGGATACTTGGCACTCTTTATTTTGTTGACGATCCAGTCACAATCAACGAAAGGATGTTGAACGAAGGTATTGCCAAACCTTATTCAGGATGACCATAATTTTGCTTCTGCAACTCTTCTTCTTAATAATCCTGCTTCAACATTAGTTCCAGGATTACGATAGAGTTTAAGTGCTTCAGGAACTTTATCCCATTCCTTATTCTTTAGGACTCTTGTAATAGTATTGAAGTCAGGATGACCATAAAAATCTCCGAGATTGTAAGCAAAGGATAAAAGTGCTCCGCGTTGATTGTCATTCATCTCACTCCAGTAAGGTATTTTTTGAAGAGCAGGAATAAACTCCCGGCGAAGTTGATAGTAGAACAAATCATCTGCTTCTTCTTGAGTAATTTTATTCCCAATCATAAATCGCGTTCCATCCTTTCTACGAGTGCTGCCCCACCCAATCGTGATGGGCAACCCACCTGTAAGAGGATCATAATATGCTTTGAGATGACAATCTTCAAATTCCTTGATAAGGGCAACACCTTGAAGTGGTAGTCCATCAAGTGTTGGTTCTATCTTTTGGTTTCTATAAATCCTAGCAAACTCATCCAATATTTCTTTGTGAACTGATGCCTGAAGAAATGCCCAGGCACGATTTTGATGCTCTAGGTCTTTATGGTTTTTTGCAGCATCTACAAATTTGATAGTCATTTGAAAATCCTTCCCCAACCAGTTTTATCTTTATTATTTTCTAACCAACGATACTGAAGGTCTGACTTCTTATATACGGCACCTTTACCATTCGTGACTGCTCCTGTGTATCCATCATTCAAATCCCCATATGGGTCATTACAGATATAAGATTTTCCATCAGGACTTTTTCCTATTACACACAGCATATGCCCGCCAGTAGGAGAAGATAAAGTGCCACGATGGAGTATGCCAATAACAACGGGTCTCCCAGCAGACAACTCACGATCAAGGTCAGCAAACCCAAGATTATACCTAAACTCAGACTTAACTCCGTAAGAAGCAAGAACTTTGGTTTGAACTGAGTGGTCAGTTGTATCACCGACTGCGAATACTTTCTGAACATAAGCATCATCACCTTTTGCTCCTACTAAAGTTCCTGGTTTAAAATACTCAAGGCACATAGCACAGGAAGAACTATTACAAGTACGATTAGCGTCTCTATAATTATCTGTTTGAGGATAGTAAGGAACATTCAAAATTCCTGGAATTACTACTTCTAGTTTTGTTCTAAAAATCTTCACCCAATTAGCAGTATCCTCCATCAGGTCTGGAGATTTACCCACCAAATCTACTTCAAGTTGCTCTACTGCCGCAACGTGTTTTGGATTCTTTGGGTCGTAGTACTGAAAGAAGTTATGAAGGTCTATTCGCATTATTAGTCTCCTAAGTATTCAAGTGAAAAAACATCGTGTTCTGAGATATCGGGGTTCATCCATTCTCTAAACTCTGCCTGAATTGCCTGAGCGTCTTCGACACTCTTATCTTCACATAATGTATGTATGCGATCAACTGCCCAATCGTGAGAAGACCTAAGAGTTTGTTCCAGTAGCGTCATCATAATAGTCTTTCCGAAAATATCTAGAGAGAATATTGCTATTATAGTATGCCGGAACCCCAGAGTCAAGTGATTCGGTCAGTACATTATTTAGAAAAAGTTGTCTTGTTTCCTCAAAGTTACATTTACCTTTTGTCTTATGAAGACTTATAATTTCTCTACTGAAGAACTCCTTGCCGTATTTGATTATATCTTCTTTTAATTCTGGGCAAGAACCATAATAATTTTTCCAATCAGATTCTGACTTTACTTTTCTCTTTTTTCCTTTTGGGGTTCTGAACTGCCAAAGGTACTTGCGTCCAATATAATTTCTACCGGTGGTCTTACAGGATATGAGATATACGAATCCAAAATAATCTTCTATATGGTTTGATTCAAAAATCTCCCCATTATATCTCCAAGGATTCTCATAGCTCATTTAGTAGTCTTATAGAGCTATTATTTATCCTTCAACGGAGACAAACCTAGTCTAGCAATAAAAAAGCACCTTGTCAAGAGGTGCTTTGAGTTATGTTAGGATTTTAGATTATAAACCTAACATTTTCTTCAGTTGTTCTCTTTTTGAATCTTCACGCTTATTGCGTTCTCCAAATAAATCGTCTCTACGACTTTTTAGACGACCTCCCATTCTTTTTGCCTTCTCTTCTCTTTCGCCTCTTGGAAGTTTATTCAATCCTTTACTTCTACCTTGATGTTGATTATCAAGAACATTTTGTGCTTTATAAGTCGTCTTTACACCTTTATCAATTTGCTTATCAGATTGGTCTGCCGCTGTCTCAACAATAGTTCCAATAGTTTCGGCATCCATTACCAACATTACATAATTTGCCTCTTCTACGGTGTCTGTGTGCCCTTGTGAGAGGAGATACTCAAGCACAAGGTCATAGGCATCATATCCATAAGAGTCGGTAGTAAATGTCTTTTTACCAGTATCATCATAAGTTACACTACCCTTTTTTCCACCAAGAGTTGCTGCATATTTTGTTCCGGAAGTAACTGTTCCTCCTTTACCACCGGCAGCGTTCACTACTTTCCCTGTGGATTCTCCAGGTTTCTCTGAAGATGAGGGTTCTACTTTTGCAGATGGTGTTGCTGGTTCTCCTCTAAGTGCTGGTCCGAGTTTTCTTGTTTGCTCCAAACCTTTACCTACTGCTGTTCTTCCAGCTCCTCTTGTAAGTAATTCATCTGCTGTTAATGCACCAAGACCAATAGCTCCATACTTTCCACCCTTAGTTACTACATTTTTTAATACAGGTTTTGCTCCAACCTTTGCTACATTTAATCCTCTTGCCCCATAACCTAATAATGCTTTACCTACAGCTGCCCAATTCTCAGTTACATAATTCTCATACATCTCTTCCCAAGTATAATCACTTAGATCATAACCTTCTTCTAAAAGTGAATTAACCCAGTTCTCAACTTCTTCCCATACTTGCTCTTCTGTCAATTCTTGGGGAGCATATACTGCTTGATATGCCTCCATCAAGTCTACAATTTCTTTTGACATATGAATAAACACTATTTTCAATTATTTATAAAAATTAACCTCCCGGCTTCAATTTAACACCAAGTTGTTTGTTACGAGAAGCATCACTTGTAGCAGCTGTCTTAAGTTTTGCGGCAGCAAGTTTAGCATCATTTGCCTTATAAGCACCGGCAAATAAAGACCTACCAACTCTTTCTAATGGATTGGATGATGTCTGAGCAAGAGATTTTGTATCTGGTTTTTTATAAACTGCTTTTCCACCTTTATATGCAAGATATCCGACACCCTGCTTTCCTGTTTTTGGATCCGTAACAACAGAAGTCTTACCCAATTGAGCGGTTTTTCCGCCACTTGTAATCGTATTCTTTTTAGTATCAAAGGAAGTCTTTCCGCCGGTTCCAACTAATGCACCACCAGATTGACTCTTACGATTATCAGTTGCAATTTGCTTTCTTCCTACTGCATTTGCTCCGGCAACAGTATCAAATGCCTTACCTGCAGCAGCGGCTCCTGCTGCTTGCCCAGCATATCCACCGACTGCGGTTCCAACTGGACCAGCAAGAGATCCTGCAGCACCACCGGCAATACCACCACCAACAGCTCCTAATGCTGATGCTGTGCCTTTGGCTAGAGATCTTAACCACCCAGAACCCCTAGATTTCTCAACTGCGGTATCAACTACACCGGATAAAACACCACCAGACTTCAATCCCGGAACACTACCAGGTTTGAAGTTTTTAATATTTTTTGCATTATTTTTTACCGTCTGAAATGCACCGGGACCTTTTCCTGGATTTGTTGTGCTTCTTGGAGTTTCAGTTCTTCCAGTACCAGGACCTCTGTACTGATTTGGGTTTCTTCCGGAAGATGGGGTTGTGGTTGAACTTGATGGAGGAGGTGAAGATGTTCCTCTTCCACCACTTCCACCAGAAGGTTGTGAAGGTGGAGTGGATGATTTAGGAGGTGTTTTAGTTTGTTGTGTCGTATCAGAAGGTTGTGAAGGTGGAGTGGATGATTTAGGAGGTGTTTTAGTTTGTTGTGTCGTATCAGAAGGTTGTTCAGGTTGTGGTTGAGGTTTTCCACCAAAAGGAGAATCTGCTTTGTTACCACCAGGAACTGTAGTATTCTTAGACCTATTACGCAATAATTCTTCTTTAGCTTTTCTTCTAGCCTCTGCTCTTTCCTTATCAGGATCAAAACCCCTTTTAAGGTCTCTTTGTCTTATTCTTTCCTGTTCGGCAGCATCTCCAGTATATGTAGCGTCTTTTACAGCATCTCGTGCCTCTATCATAAACTCTCTAAAACTTTTCATTTATTTCTTACTTTTTTAGTTATTTATAAAAAAACCCCTCCTGGTGGAGAGGTCTTGTGATTACTTGAAAAATAATATCAACCTTCTTTTTTTGGCATTTTAGCACCAGAAGTGTGCCTTTCAGTGCCTGCAGCATCTCTATAAGTTTCTCTTTCTCTTCTTGGTGTTACATAACCTACTCCAGGGACATTTCCAGTTTGTCCTCTATCTCTGGCAGCATTTCTTTCTGCTGCTCTTTTCGCTGCTCTTTGGCGATTCTTATCGTAGTTGTCACCCTCATTTAAAATACTCTCTCTCCACTCTTCACTCATATTTGCCATAATAGCAAGTGCCGATTCTTCAGTATCGGCATAACCTTCATCAAGAAGATGACCTTTGATTACATCAAATGGGTCAAAATGAGAAACCATACTGCCGGGTTTTTTGGAACCAAGTGTAGGTGCCTTTGGTGTGGATGGAGTTGGGGTTGTTTTTGCAGCGGCAGGAGTTGGACTAAATGCTGGTGGTTTTTCCATTACCTTAGCAGCAGTTTGTTGAAGTGCTCCACCAGCAGACTTTGCTGCCTGAAGTGCTTTCTCTGGAGATGCTCCCGATGCTCTTGCCGATTGTGCTGCCTTCAATTCGGCAGATGTTGGAGTCCTTCTCTCAAAGGTAGTGCCCCCAAGTTTACCCATTGCAGGTCCTGCTGGTTTTGTGGGTGTTGGTGATACTTTAGCGGGAGCACCGGCAGAAGGTCTAGGAGCACCGCCAGAAGGTCTGGCGGCAGCGGGTGCTGGTGCTGCTGGTTTTGTGGCAGGAGCAGGAGTTCTAGTGATGGGAACAGGAGTAAGTCCAGGAGTTCTATTGGCAGGAGCGGCAGGAGCAGGAGTTTTTACTTGTGTGGATGGGGGAGCATATCTACCAAATCCACCAGTATTTTGGAAAGTTGGGGATGCAGGTTTCCTTGTTGGTTGTCCGTAAATACCTGTAGTTCTTGGTGTGGCGTCTGCACCGGAACTTGTTATAGATTTAATGGCATTACCTACAGCAGTATCTAACTTATTAGGTTTAGTTTTAGTATTTCCCCCCAGATTAGTTCCATAAATTTCTTCCAAATACTCTTCATACATCTCCTCCCAGGTATAATCACTCAGGTCATAACCTTCTTCAAGAAGTGAATTGACCCAGTTCTCAACTTCTTCCCAAACTTGCTCTTCGGTGAGTTCTTGAGGAGCATATACTGCTTGATATGCCTCCATCAAACCATATGCATCAGTACCAGTAAGTCTAGACATCTTTTCTTATAAGTTCTTTATAGTTTTATTTATAAAAAAAGAGAGCCTCAAGGACTCTCATTAGTTTTATTATTCAACCAAATATAAGAATAGTCGTGGTCTCCAAAAAGCACATCATCATATTCGGCAGCATCCTTATAAGATTTTATAATTTCTTCTTCACACCACTCATCGTAATTTCCATCACTATTGAGTATTTTTGGTGTCACAACTTGAATCCGGAGAAAGTATTAGCACCAACATCCTGTTTAATACCACCAATCACATAGGATTCTTTTTCCGTTTCCATAGGTGCCTCCTGAAGTTCTCTTGAATTCAACCAGTGTGAGGTCCAAGGAAGAGGATTATTCTTCGCAGGAATACCATAAAGTGGGCGAAGACCAATTGCCTTCATTCTGCGGTTGGCAGTCCATTCGACATACTGGCAAAGAAGTTTATCATTCAGACCAATCATAGAACCATCCTTGAACAAATATTCTGCCCAGAGTTTTTCTTGATTGACTGCATTCTCAAAAGTCTTATAGACCCACTGCTCTTCTTCCTGTGAGATTTTCTTCATATCAGGGTCATCACCCTCCTTCCATTTGTTGAGAATGTTCTGAGTAATGACCAAGTGCTGACTCTCATCACGGGCAATTAGACCGATGATTTTTGCACTTCCCTCCATAAGTTTGAGTTCGCCAAATGCAAAACTGCAAGCGAAACTGACGTAAAAGCGAATACCTTCAAGAATATTAACGTTTGCAACTGCTCTGAAAAGTTTTCGTTTGAGTTCATATCTTTCTGCCTGTGCGTAAGGAACTGATTCTTGGGCGTATTTCCAAAGTTCAGAAGTTCCATAATGTTGAGCACTATTGATGAAATCATTATATGCTTCGGTGACACTCACGGCACGTTCTAGGATTCTTTCATCACGAAGAATTGTATCAAAGACATCCGCAGGGTCCGAATAAACATTCTTAATGATATAGGTATATGAGCGACTATGAATCATCTCCATAAACTCCCAGACCTTCATACATGCTTCCAATTCAGGAAGAGAGCAGTAGGGAGCAAATGCCATACCGGGACCTCTTCCCTGAACCGAATCAAGCATAATCTGATATTTCAGATTACTGGTGAAAATATGTTTTTGTTCTGGACGTAATGTTTGATAATCACCACGATCTTTCTGAAGAGATATTTCTTCAGGTCTCCAAAAGTATCCAAGTTGTTGCTGAGTTAATTTATCAAAGATTGGATACTTGTAAGAATCATAACGCTGGATGCCCAGAGGTGCTCCAAAAAACATCGGTTGCTTTTTAGTATCTACCTCTTCAGAGTTAAAAACTGTCATTTGATTGACCACATTCTTCTCCGCTAGTTTTGTCTTAAAGTTAAAATCCATAATTTTTATTCTCTAAATTAACTCACACTTTTATATTTACTCAGGTCAGATTTTGCAACTTTCACAGTCGTTTTCATCAGAACTCATAATGTCATTCAGGAGTGATTGAAGGTCTTCTTTTGATTCTTCAACCACTTCATCGGTCTTAATGTCATAAGTATTCTGATAATAACTTGTTTTCCATCCCAATTTGTAAGTTGTAAGAAGGTCTTGTGCCATCACCGACACAGGTACTTCATTATTGGGATAATTTTCTGGATTATATGACCAGTTTCCAGAAATTGCCTGATCAAAGAACTTTTGCATAACAGCAACAATATTGATATAACCAGTATTGCTAGGCATATCCCAAAGAAGCGTATAGTTGTTCTTAAGAGTTTGATACTGGGGTACAATCTGTTTGAGCGGACCCTTCTTTGATTTCTTAATGGACAAGTATCCCCGAGGTGGTTCAATTCCATTTGTTGCATTTGACACAACGGAACTGCTCTCCGAAGGCATTTGTGCCGACAGTGTTGAGTTCCGTACTCCATATTGCTTAACTTGTTCCCTAAGACTATCCCAATCATACTTCAAATTATTCGGAACAATTTCATCAACATCCTTCTTGTATGTATCAATCGGTAGAATACCCTGACCATACTTGGTACGATGAGAATACTCACAGGCACCTTTTTCTTTCGCAAGATTTACGGTTGACTTAATCAGATAATATTGGAATGCCTCACTCAAGTCGTGAACCAGATTCCAAGATGCAGGATCCTCATATTTGACGCCGTGCTTAGCAAGGAAGTGTGCCAAACCAATATAACCTATCCCAAGTGATCGGCGCCTCTTGGTGAAGTTCTCTGCTGCCTTTACGGGGTAATTTTGATAGTCAATAATCTCATCCAAAGCACGAACAGAAATATCGCAAAGTTCTTTCATATCATCAAAGTGCTTTAGTTTTCCAACATTTATCGCAGATAGAATACAAGTTGCGACTTCTCCATTCTCATCATCAATATGCTGTATTGGAGTCGTGGGTTCGGTGATCTCCATACAAAGGTTACTCATATTAACCTTATCCAGATAAGAACTATGAGAGTTGCAGTGGTCAATATTCATAATGTAAATACGACCGGTCTCTGCTCTTTCCTTCAGAAGATCCAGAAAAAGTTCTTGTGCTCCAATAGTTTTTCTTGGAATAGACTCATCTTGCTCCGCATTTACATATATCTCATCGAATGAATCTGTACCAAAAGCATCATACAATCCGGGAACTGAGTGTGGGGAGAAAAGTGTGATCTCCTGATTCTTGATGAATCTTTCATAGAACAGTTTGGATATTTGAATTCCATAATCCAATTTACGAACACGATTATCTTCAGTTCCTTTGTTATTTTTGAGAACTAGAATGTCTTCTATTTCTTGGTGCCAGATAGGAAAGAAAACTGTAGCAGAACCACCTCTGATGCCGTTCTGAGTGCAGCATCGGACAGTTGCTTCAAACTTCTTAAGGAAGGGCACCACGCCTGTGTGTTGTACCTCTCCGCCTCTGATTTTGCTGTTGATGCCACGAATTCTACCAGCGTTAATACCGATACCAGCCCTTTGTGAGACATATTTACCAATAGCCACATCGCTGCTAAAGATGCTATCGAGGGTGTCATCAACATCAACGAGAACACAAGATGCAAATTGACGAAGTGGAGTTCTGACTCCTGCCATAATCGGCGTTGGGATGTTGATTTTGTGCTTGCTGATTGCGTCATAATATTTTTTAACGTAATCCAAACGAGTTTCCTTTGGATATTTAGAGAAGATGGTAGCAGCAATCATCAGGTACATAAACTGAGGAGTCTCATAAAGAGCACCAGAACTTCTATCCTGAACCAGATACTTATCAACTACCTGACGGAGACCCGCATAAGTGAAGAGGTAATCACGCTCATGAACAATAAAGGATTGAAGTTTATCAAACTCTTCATCACTATAAAGACTTAAGATCTCTTCATCATAGACACCCTTATCAACACAATTATGAACGTGTTCAATCAGAGTAGAGCACTCGTGCATACGACCGAATAACTGCTTGCGGAGAGCGAACAGAAGGAGTCTGGCAGCAACAAACTGATAGTTAGGATGGTCAAGGTCAATCAAGTCGCTTGCAGAGCGAATTAGAATCTCCTGAACCTCCGATGTAGTAATGCCATCATAAAACTGAATACCGGACTTCATTTCAACCTGAGATGCCGATACTCCTGCCAAGTCCTTACATGCTTCTTCTACCATTAGGTGAAGTTTGTTTAAGTCAAGACCCTCAATCGATCCGTTTCTTTTAATAACCTTTGTTCCGTTGCTCATACTTTCTTCCATTCGGTAAACTTTACTTTTGCTTCTAAACCTGAGTGAGTATTTAATTTTAACACATCCATAACCGAAAGTCCAGCAAGCACCATATCGTTAATGTCTTTTTGCTGAATAGATTTGGACCATACTATAATTTTGTTTCCATCTTCAATAATCTTATTCATTCTACTACATATTTCTCGATTTCGTGGTTCGTTATCAAAGACATAAACAACATCCTTAAAGTTACAGGATGATATATCAACATCGGCACCACACATAGCAATTCCATTCTCTACAAACTCAGAGTCAAATGGTCCTTCGACAATATAAACCGTCTCATTTACATTTACCTTATTGAGTCCATAAAGTTTGGGAATCGAATCATCCAAGATGACGGTAATGTATTTAACATTGTTCGGTCCTAGTGCTCTTCCTTGAAATCCGAAGACTTCTCCTTCCCTAGTGTATAGTGGTATGACTATACGACTCTCGTCCTTTACAATCCTACTATATGTGGGTTTTTGAGTATTCACCCACTCCTGAAACTTGTCAGCAAAATAAAACTTTTCTGGATTGAGTTTTCTTTTTTCCAAGTATTCTTTAGCAATTTGATTTGATGATGCTTTTGGAAGGTCTAGTTTCTTGGAAAAAGTTGGTTTTGAGAATTCAAACTTTGGTTCTTCAACCACGAAGTTCTTACCAGTATATCCTTCCTTAAACTTCTCCATCGTATATTGTTTATGAAGAGTAGGGTCTAATTCTTTGAGAAAATTATTGAAGGACATACTTGCCCCACAGTTATGACACTTAAAGTTTGTATTAGTCTTTACGGCATACAAATACCCTCGTGTCTTACTTTTATTCTTTTGAGAATCTCCACATAGGCAACATCTGAAGTTATAGAGGTCTGCTTTAACTCTTTTAAATTTCTGAAGGCGTGAAGAAACTAATCCAATATACTTGGAATCAATCAAGTCCATTATGAGGGTATTATTTTGCTTTCTCTATTCTAATCTGTTCTGCGTCTGGTGTCAAGACATCCACAACCATACCTGACTGAGAAAACACAAAAGAAATTATTACTAAAGCACCTACAACTAACCAACGAAACTTTGTTACGTCATCAACTTTTTTATCTACCGATTCTATGCGGTTATCTATCTTTTTTTCTAATGATTCAAACCTTTCGATTACTCTACCGTGCTCTTCTGTATTTTTATCCTCCATCACTCGAATTCTACTAAAAATTACCTCATCAGTCTTATTAGTATTATCTAACTTTTCTTCGTGAACTGCTAACATCTTTGAGATGTTTTGACTGGTCTGCCCCATTATTTGAATGGCTTCATCTATCTTTTTCATCATAACCTCATAGGAAGTAAGACGTTCTTCTAGAACTGCAATTTTTGTTTCGTTAGATGATTTGTTAAACATTTTTTTGTTGGTGGATATTGGGTTCTACAAAACAAAAAAATCAAGTAGTGGTCTTGCTATTATTTATTTGGGTTTTCTTCTTTGCATTCTGGCAAGATTTTTGAAGAATGGGTTCCAATTCCTCCTCTTTCCTTTTCTCAAATCTACTGGAGGACTATCACCCGCCTCTGCGGTTCCTGCTATTTTTCCACCAACAAGACTATTGGTAGGAGCACCAGTTACCATACCCTCTTCTTTGAGAGTGTGGATAATATCAATAATCTTGTTTATATCCATTAGATTTTCTGCAATTGAGACAGACACTCAGAATCTTCAATAATTTCGTGTATCTGAGTTTTGGGATATTCCGGTAAACGATTTAAGAAAAGTAAAAAACTTTTAATAGACGGCCAAAGTTCCTTTTCTAAGTTATAGAATAACAAAGGAACTGTGGCATCATTAAAAACATTAAAGAGGATAATAAGATGATTTAATATTAAATGCGTCTTTAATTCGCCAGTATTTTTATATCTTTTTAATAATCTCTTTACATATCTTATTCTTTTCAAGTCAGACTCAAAGTCCTCCATCGTTACTGATTGGGGATTTTCATAATACTTAATGGCAAATAATATATAATTATTCTCATTCAACTCATCAAATCTCATATCATGCTTTAATTGTTAAAGTAGTAGTTCCAATACCAACACCAGATGTTGTTCCTGCACCTGCAATATTTTTAACAAGTCCGACAATAGTTTTATCTACTGCGGCACCACCAGAAGCATCAGTAATAACACCAACAACACCACCAGTAGTTGCAATTCTAAGAACAGTTCCAATACCAGTATTAGGAGCAGTAAATGCAAATCCAACTCTATTAGTAATTTGTCCGTTAAAAGTGATTACAGTTTGTCCTATTCCGGGAACATTAACTTGAACTGGAACTCCTGTAGAAGCTGCAGTAGCAACAATATTTGCTCCAGTAGATTGAGAAATAAGAACAGTTGCTCCAGCGGAGCAGTATACCATTTCGTTCCATACTATATGAACATATCCAGTAGTTCCGGTTCCAATTCCAGTTGTTCCACCGGCACCGATGCTAATTGGAGAAGCAAGATTAGGATCCTCAAAGAAAACAGCAATTGGAGTTGCTTGCCCTAAACCAGTTGTACTTGTTCCAGCACCAGCAGTATTTAATCCAGCTACAGGAACTAAAATAGAATCCCAATAGCGAGTAGAAATTCCAGAATTACTAGTAGTCTTATAATGTCTTTGAATCCATCCACGATTATCTGCAAAACAATTATAAGGACTTCTGGTTCTATCAGTTGCTTCGAATTGACCGTTTGCAGCAGAATAGTTGCCCAAATATTTTGGAATCGCGTAATTATTTGCTGCAGTTTCAGCGTTTGTTGAAATGCCCCAAAGTGACATGTTTCTTACCTACAAAATTCTTTTTCTAGTAATATTTATAAAAAAAGGAGACCCTAATATTTGGTCTCCTTATTATCAACCCCGTTTAGTTCAGGGAGTAGGATCTACTGCACCTTTTTTCTTAAGATTTTGCTGAACTTGAAGAATAACGTATGAAACTAAACCATTTGCCTTTAATTTTGGAACTGCACCAAGGAACTCAGAAACAACTAAAAGAATAGTTGCTACTGCTGCCTCATTAGCAATAACCCAAGCCCAGAGAGCTGCGACTGACATAATTACCTCGTGTGAAGAGTATCCTGTATTATTTAGGAATTAATCGGATTCTCCAGGTCTTGCTCTATAGTCTGTTTTAGGTTGTTTATTCATTTGCCTTTGTTGTTCGGGAGTATGACCTAGTGGTTTTCTTTTTAGTTTTGCCTTTGGGGGGTCACCTGCAACTCTTTCTCTGCTACCATCAGAATTTACTCTCATATAATCCTCCAATACCTCACCTTCTGGTTCATAAGACATCTTAAGACCCATCGCCCTTAAATAATTTCTTCTAAGGTTATCCTTTGTCTTCGAAGAACGGGGGTCTTCCTCTTCACCATTCTTTTTTTTCTTATCATCAGAACCACAATCCATTTCTTCCTTTACTTTTTCTGGAAGACCTTTGTGCTTGGTTTTGGCAAATTTTTTGAGTTCTTTTCTTCCCATTTTTGCCATTTGTTTTACAGCGTCACTCGCATCAGGCATATTTCCATCAAGATATTCAATAGCCATAGCAGCAAGTTGTTGCTGATTTTGACTTACTGCTTTTTCTTGAAGAGAATGAACCTTTTTAAGAAACTTTGAGTACCCAGTTTCAGCAATCAATTCACCTTCAAGTTCATTATGTGCCACTATTCTAACTTTTTCATTTCCACCCTGAATAGGAGAAATAGTTACTTTATTCTTAACTTTTCCCTTTATATAATCAAGTGTTTGGGTGTTAGAATCTTCGGTTTCTGCTTCGTGAATGAACTCTTCTTTACGAGTTGCGATGGCATTACCAATCGCACCACGCCTCTTCATTAGATACTTATCAGACTTATCTTTATCCCCATCATTATCAACATCACCGTCTTCTTTACCTACGGGGTCTAATCCTTTACCTGCAGCAACTCTTGCGGTCTGAGAACCTTTCTTTCTCTCACCCTCATAAGGTTCGCCATATTCGGTCATCTCAACTGATTCAATATTTGGATTGGCACGAAGTTGATTGATTTTCTCACGGGTTGCCATTCTCACATAAGACCTTTTAGTATTCTTATCAGTAACTCTTACCTTATACTTTCTGTGCTCTGGACTGTCTAATTCTTCAAGATAAGTTAGAGAAATTGATTGCTGTTCTTGTTCCGTTCCTTCCACAAAAACTTTAAAAAGTGCTTTGGCAACATTATCAGATGCCGCATCCTTAAAAATAGGATTAAAGTCTTCTGCCTTCATACCACCACCTTCTTTACCGAATAGTTTTGCCTTGACCATCTTTCTTTCCTCACCTCCCATACTGCTATTTTGCATATATTGAGAAAATGCCTGAGGAAGTGGAATATCTTCTCTTCTTGCTCTATAACGAATATCATACACTGCCTGCTTTGCCTTTTTCTCTGGAGACTTTCCAGAACTTTCCTTTTTATCGTTCTTGTCAGTAGGACCAGAATCGGCAGCAGCAGGGGCAAATTTTCTTGCTGGCAGATCTTCGGCAATATGATTTTTCATATTAAGACTTTACTACTTTACTATTTTCTATACTTATTTATAAACTCCCTGATATTAGATACTTTATAACCACGATAGGGTTTTGCTCCGTATTGTAGATTTGTTTCGGGTGCCTCTGGTGTCATATCCGCAACATACTTGTAGAATCCAGAAGTTCCAACTAAAGTATTTGGTTTTCCGGGTTCTCTCATCTTTCTATCCATTTTAACTTCGGTATATTTTTTGGTTTCCATTACATCCTTAATCCAAGACTTAAACATCATATTAGATTCAGTTACACAAATCAGATAATTAGTTCCACGACGAATGATTCTTCCAACAAGTCCAGTATTCAGATTCTCAACCAGTTGACCGATTTGGAATATTTTTTCGGAAACATAATTCTCACGAAGAGTCTGGTAATCAAACTTAGGGGCAATTTCCCAGAGATTCCAGTTCTCATTAATACCCATAGATGCTCTTACAGAATCAAATAATTCTTGTGCCGATTTACGCTTCATATCTGGAGGAAGACCTTCTCTAAACTTACGAAAATCTCCTTCGGCAGCGGCAAGTCTCATTCTGGATGCAGACATTCCCTCAACACCTTTGGCATCAGGATCGCGGTCTCCGGCAGAAACTACTTCAATCGCATCAAAGGCATATAATTGACCATTATAGTTATTGGATAATTTCTCAAACTCCTTTACACGGTCGGAACCACCCACGATTCTAACATTAGTATATCCATCATTATGTGCCTTTTTAAGAACATCAAAAATAGTCTTATTTGCGGCATCATTCACAATTCTTTCACTATGAGCAGGAAACATCTGTCTCATATATGAAATCTTTGTATCAGGGTCCAGTGGATTCTTTTTCTTATCCTGACTTCTGGATGGATAGATTAGATAGTCTCCACCATCTGCCTGAGATGAAGCAGCAGCAACATCCATTAATTGCTGGTGCCCGACCGTAGGAGGATTAAAACGACCAAAAGCAATCGTAAGAGTTCCTTTGGTCTTAGGAACTGGTGGAGGAGTTTCTACAGGTTGTTGTGGTTCCTGTGCTACCGGTTGTTGCTCTGGAGCAGGTTCCGGTTGGGGTTCTGCTTGGGGTTGGGGTTGCTGTTGAGCATTTGGGTCATTATAACTCGGTGAAGGAACATCCTTTTCGTGTGGGGTTTGATTTGGGTCCTTTCCTACTCTCTGACGCTTATTATAAAACTTTAACTTTCCACCTTCGGTCTTGGCAACAAACTCATTAGTTCTTCTATCATACCAACCACCGTGCCCGTCACCCTGCAACCCAAGACGCTGAGCTTGGTCTGATGCAGAAGTTGCTTCTGATATGAACTGAAAGAAACTTTTCATTACTTACTTAATTTTTTCTTACGAATATTCGCCATTATTGCTTCTTTATTAGCAACAATATAGTTTAATCCATTTTTTCTAATCTTAATATATTTATTCTTTAATACTTCCGACTTATTTGATTTGATTTCCTTATCAAGAGTGAAGTAAAAATACTTGATAAAATCATTCATTACATCTTTAGGTAATGATTTTTTAGTGGTAAAAATATCAATAATATTATCAAGGAATGCTTGGAGGTCTTTCATATATTACACAAATTTCTGTATGCTTCTACCACCGATTGGTTGAATAATAACTCTGGCACCTCTTATACCGTGGTCACTTCGGTCTCCTTTATAAACGCCTAAAAATACAGGTTCATAACTTGCATTTATTCTATCACCATTATTTATTTTATGTCCAGTACAAGTTAATTCATAATATCTTCCTCTACTTTGAACATTTAAAACTCCCTGCATAGTAACATCTACATTATTTTCACCCTTTGGACCCCCAAATCCATTACCATAGACTGCCAATTTTTTAAGTGTTTCATCCTGTATTTTTCTTCCTACAGTTGTTGCTGGAGGCATACCGTTTGGAAACATTTCAAGTAAAGTATTAATAAATGCCTGAGTTTCTGGATGATTATTAATTGTTGGTTCCACTCTTGCAGACGTTCCAGACCACTGTTGAAATGCTTTAGGTCCAGAACCTGCCTTATGAGAAACGTGCCCAACATACCCAGATATTCCTCTAAAATGAAAATCGCATTTAGGTGTTCCCGGTGTACTTTCACAAAGTCCCACCTGGTAAGTTGTGGCACCAACTTTTAGTGGTATAAAATCTGTACCTAATTTGTCAAATATATCTTGTAATTGCTGATTTACTCTTATAATCTGAGCGTCTTCTTGGGCGGTTGTTGCCTGGGTTCTTCCAGAAAATTCAGAGTCTTTATATAATTCAGTTAATCTTACAGTTGAACCAGAAGAAGTTGGGAGAACTATGGATTGACCAGATTTAAACTTATTAAATTTAGTAATATCTGTTAATTCAGTTACGATAGTTTTACTTAGTTTTATTTTCTGACCATTAGATTCATTCAATACAAAATCTTTACCAGTTCTAATTCTGGTTAAAAAAATATTAAAGTTATTTCTTTTTCCCAAATCATTCACGGATAAGGTAGCCATAAGTATTTTATTTTTATTTAGTGCTCAAGACTCCCGAAGGGTCATTCACCAACTACAGCACCAATCTTTTCATCAAGGTCTAAAATCACGGCACGAATGTCAGAAATACGAGGAGGAACAGAAAGTTCATCATAGGTATAACCTTTTTGATTCTCAAAAAGAATTTGACGAACGGCAGCGGCAGTCCGAACATCCATCTTAACAGATACTGTTTTAGTCATCAAATGTCTCCATCTTCACGATTTTCACTATAATATACATCAAAGAATCCGTCCGGATAACGCTTCATCAGTTTATCAATATTGGTCTGAATTACTTCATCAAAAGAGACATCAAGAGCAATACACGCTTGTGCCACATACCACATCGTATCACCCAGTTCCTTAATCAAGTGAGTTCGGGTCTCATCATTCCAAGACTTACCTTGGAAAACCATTTTCTTTACAATCTCCAAGAATTCACCACCCTCGGCATTAATACCAACAGAGGCAGTCAGGAGACGCTCAATATTAGCACCTTTCTCATCCAACTGAACCATACGGTCAGAAAGAGCAAGGAAATCTTTGGATGCATCAGAAGTTACGGCATCTACGAAGTTCTGATACTTATTAAAATCAACTCGTTGTGTCATGAAAATTTAAATCCCTCAAATGATTTTTTTGGTTTATTTTCTTCATTATTATACTCCTCTTCTTTACCACTGTCAAGTATGTCATTTTGTGCCGATTGTTCCACATCATAAAGTCTCATCTTGGCACGGTCAATTCCAACAACGAAACGCTTAAAGATTGTTGGGTCATTATATCTGTTTTTAAGTTGCTTCACCATAATCTGCCCTAGACCTTCAAGTTCCTCTGTACTAATCAGAGCAAACATAAGGTCGGCAGTAGCAGGAAGACCGAACGATTCAGAAGTATCGGTCAATTCTACATCGGAAGAACCAAAACCGCTCCTAGTCGTCTGTGTCGCACTCATAATAGGAACATTAAACTCTACTGCCAAACCACGAAGTTCTTCGGCAATAGACTTAACCAAAGTATAAGAATTGATATTACTACCACTCTTAAATCGTGAAGATGAACAGATATTCAAATAGTCAATAAAGATAATATCAGGTCTAAATGATTTCTTCAGAGCAAGTTCATTCAGAAGTGCCTTGAAGTGCCCGGAGTGTGCCGAAGCAGTAGGATATTCTTTGATTACCAAAGAACCCCGAGTCTTCTTGGAAATACCATTTACTTTATTCTCAAATGCTGAGCGTGGTAAATCAATCAGTTGTTGAATTGGAACATTAAGAAGATTCGCATCAATTCTTTCGGCAATTCTTTCTTCTGCCATTTCAAGAGT